GTCAAAAATTGTCTTCTTCTGCTACAGGGGTAGGTATGCCTATATGCTTTCTGGGGGCTATTTTGCTTATTTTAACACAAAAAAGCTCTCAAAAATTTGGTGATGTCTTAGGAATCATGAGACGCAAATGTTACCATGCATGCAATATGAAAAAGCATGATAAACAGAGGCATCACTTCACAATAATACTTAAACCAAGTGAGTAGCTTTATGCTGTAGCCTCTACCTGCAAGGATAATGACGTTTATAATTTCGCTAACGTCCATGTCCTTAAACATTACTCTTGACAACTGTACAACACCGACTGATTGAACTAACCGATGGACTTCGTCTTTTTGTTCTTCTGTCATTGAAATACCTCCTTTTGTCTATAGTTAATTGTTCATAATTCGTTGATTTAAATTAAATGATGGTGCAAAGATACCCTTTTCCGCACAAAATTAACGAAAATGAGAATATTTTTGTGTTAATGTTTGCAAAATGTAACAATCTGTAAGTTTTTGCTAGCAAAAAGAAAGGCGGCTACATGTTGTAAACCGCCTTATCTTTTAGAATATATACGAAAGCCAATGGTAACGCTTCCTGCCTTCACGGTAAGTGAGGTTCTCCTGATTTGCATAAGCCTCCTGCTCATACGATATTGCACGGTAAGCCTTATGACTGTCTCTAAGGATGATAAACCTGATGAGCCATTCGATGAGATAAAACAAGTAGAAAAATACATAGAGCATTTCCTTCATTTGCTCGGTATGTATCTGCTCATGATTAAGAGTCTTATCACTAATCGGTCTGTCTCTCCGAGTGAAGAGAACCCCGAAGAGGTTCACATAAGCGAAACCTCTAGGGGGAATAATTTTGTTCTTTACTATCTTCATAGCTTCATCTTTTAAATAATTGACATTAATAAATACGTAAGGAACACGTCTGCGAACCCTGCTATCTCAAGCCAATACCAAGGATGGAACTTGACATCCTTACTGATATACCAGATACCGTTTGCCACCTTGAAGATATCAATGGCAACTAGGTAGATGGTGTATATCAGGGCTATCACGAACGTTATCCACCAGCATACCGACAAGCACCAGCCTACGCAACCTGCCGCAGCCACGATGGCTGCTGTCTTATGCACAGGATAGGCATCACGGTCGCAATAGTTCGGGGCACAGCCCACGAAGCACAAGCCTGCACAGCCAAGGAAGGCGAGGAACTGAATGCCCCTGCCTGTATCGAGCAGGCAGATGAGCATGAGGAACGCCACCGCAACCATAATCAGCGAGAATATCCAACCCATATTGCGGGGTTTCTTGAAGGGAGCGATTTCGCTGCCCGTAGTAGGCTGCAACTGATAGTAGGTATCGCTCACCATATTAGGGATGCCGAAGCGCAAAGCCATCAGAAGCAGATAGCCTCCTAGAAGGAGGAATGAGATAAATGCAAGATACCACATAAGCCTACACCTCCATCTTTAACTTGTCAGGATAACCGGACTTATAATCATAGGTCAGGACACCCTCAATGTTATCCAACTCGCTCACTGCCTTCTTGTGCGCTGCCGTCACGTTAAAGCACTCCAGGGCATACATTTCGAGGGCTGAAAGCAACTGAATAGCCTTGTCGCAGTCCACCTCAAGCTGATAGCTGCCCAGCCATAGCGTAGTCTTCTCCTGTCCCATGCTCTTGGCAATGGTGGTAGAGTTCATCAGTCCTACTCGTGTAGCCTTGTCGAGCCATACCTCCATGCCGTTCAATTCAAAGGCATTGACGGACGAAGAAGCATCGTACTTTTCAATGTAGGCAAGCATCGCCTTCTTCATATACCCCAAAGGCTCTGCACCAAGACCCTCACTAATCTCTCTAATCTCTTCCATACTTGCCTGTTCTCCGCTCGACAAGATGTCGTTCAACACCAAATCCATGCTAGGATTGTAGTCATACCGCTCAAGCATGTAATCGCACAGAGAGGACTCCTTTTCCTGCCCATCCTCTGTTTTCTCAACCTGCATGGTCTTAGCCCATGCTACTCTGTAGATGTCTCCATCCAAGACCTTGAAAGCCGCAAAATCGGCTGCTTCACCAAATGTTTTAACCATATTATTACAATATAATTTCGTTTTAAAGTATATTCTCCATTACTACCTTTTTCTTGCTTGAAGAAATGTGGTAAAATAACAAAGTCTAAGTGTTAAATAGAGCACACGGGACGGACATAACGGGCAGAATCCTTACTTCTTAGGGTACTTTTATCGCTGTAGGTCCAATCAAAATCCCATGCAGTTCCACTAGAAGCCTGAGTGGAAGTCCAGTGGGAGTCGGTTCGTTGCATCATTATTCCGCCGATTTTTTCCATTGCTTCAACTATTGCATTCTTGTTTTTATAAGCATCATATGCTTCACCAAACGACCATAAATAGCCTTTTTTGCCGTTCTTAAATGTATAATTGCGACAGCTCTCTGCTGCGGGAGCATTACCACTACCGAGTTGTGCAATAATCTTATCAGTATTCGCTTCGCCAGCATAGTCATGTTTTGCTATTGCAGTATCTTCGGTAGTGATAATCCCAGATACAATCCCGTTCACGCCCCATTCTTCTGCACAACTTTCTGCATATGTAGGTGCAATTATAAACTTACTATTCTCTGTACATACATATACACCTACTGCCTTGCTATTATTTGCAGCATTCCAGTTTTCAGAGAGCGTAAGCTGTCCATCTGTATCGTATATATATATACCAAGCGGAATCTTATTATAAGTCATTATGACGTTCCTACTTGTACCTACGCCAGCAGTATAATGTTGTTTCAATGGCGGAGCGTATCCGCTTACGCCACTTGCACTTACAGTATACGTATTGACCGAAGGAATCTTGAACACAAGCGGTGTTCCCTTCCAAGTCTGTGTCTGGGTTTCGTTAGTCATCGTATTCTTGACGGCCACAACAACACCGTTCAGCTTGCTATCCGATGAAGACAAGTGGCTTTTGAGCGTCACCGTCACGGTCTCATTGTAATCGCCTCCACTAATCTCTCCCCACGTAGCCTTGCCGTTCGATATATTATACAGCTGATAGAACTTATATCCATGTTCAGCAGAAGAGTCTGCTACTCGGCACATGTATCCTACCTTGAACGAGCGTGTCACTCCATTGTCTGTAAATGTGAGCGTGCTTGATGTAGGAGCAGATGAGAGCGTAGGAATCACATATTCCGTATCAGTGAATTTCGCATTCGATGGCACATTTGCATTGACGGTATGACCATTAACTCTGGAAGCATTATCCGCAGTCGATGCGCTCGCAGCCTTCTCCGTCTTGCCAAGATACTTTTTGTCGGCATCGACAGTTTTAATATATGCTGCCAGACTCTGATGCGAAGTAAGATAGTTACCTTTAGGCTGATACTTAGCTGCTATATCTGCATCGGTGACGTACTTCAAACCCTTTACCCAAGTCTCAGTTGCATATCCCACAAGACTCTGATGAGAGGTGAGGAATCCGCTATCGTTAGTGAGTTGGCTGGTCTTGGTCGGCAACTGCGAAGTTTTGGCATATCCTGCGAGAGACTGATGGGAGGTGAGGAATGTAGCACCTTTTACGAAAGATATTGTCTTTCCACTCTTTGTGATTTCTGTCAACGCATTGCCTGAACCGCTTACGTTTATAGCATTCACGTATCCGTCAAGCGACTGGTGTTCGGTCAGATAATTGCCTATAGGCTGGTAGGTCTGTCTTGCAACCTCACTAGTAAGATACGCTGCGAGAATAGTTGCAACCTCTTTCTTTGTATAGGTATCGGTTATTCCGTATCCTCCGAGCGTAGTTGACTTATCAGCCTTCTTAGCGATGGCTTCCTCGATTAATCTGTGCAGATCATCATCCTTTGCTAACTTGTCAGCAATCTCCTTCAGTGTATCAAGGGATTCAGGCGCGCCACCGATGAGGTCAGCTATAGCCTTGCGGAAAGAGCCATCAACTGTTGATGCACCGTTAATGATGTCAATGGTGGCTTGCAAAGATGCTTCCTTGGCGGTCGCACGCTGCACTTCATCCGTAAGCGATGTTCCTAGCGCATACTTGCTGTGAGTGTGTGACGTGATGTCGCCTGTAAGCACAGCTTCTACCTTCTCTTTAGTAAGCTGATAGGAAGAAGAGACGGATACACCGCTGTCAATAAACTCACCCTGTGCGTCATCATATATCCACCAGTTGCCGTTTTGCACGTAAGGGGATTTTCCGTTTTCGCCCTTATCGCCCTTTACACCTTGGAGACCCTGAATACCCTGCTCACCTTGGACACCTTGCTCACCTTGGATACCCTGTTCGCCTTGGATACCTTGCTCTCCCTTATCGCCTTTGTCACCTTTGTCACCCTTTACATAGATATTGCTCTTTACGTAAGATTTTGTGTCCTTATCCCACGCATACACATAGTTATCTTCGCCTATATATGTAGGATGGTTGGCAGTATCATTAGCATTATCTGAGGCATCAAGAGCTGCTTGCTTAGATGTTGCAAAATCAGTCTCTCGCTTTGATTCCGCAGCCACACGACCTTCCTCTGCCTTAACTCTCAATGCCTCGGCATTGGCGATGGAAGTATTTGTCTCGCTGGCTTTTCTTGCTTCACTGTTAGCGTTGTCGGCAGCTTGGTTTGCACTGTTTGCGGCATCAATGGCTGCTTGCTTCTGTTCGGTAATATCCGTGACGGAAGCATCTACTCTGTCAGCAGCTTCGTTGGCATTCTGCGCTGCGTCCTCCGCAGACTTTGCCTTTGCATCGGCATTGGCGGCAGATTTATTAGCCTTATCAGCCGCATTGTTGGCATTTGTCGTTGCGGTGTTCGCATTCTCAGTTGCAGTATTCGCATTCTCAGTTGCGGCATTGGCGTTATTGGTTGCAGTCTTGCACGCTTCAGTCTGCGTTCTGGATTCCGCAGCAGCATCGGTAGCAGGCTTCATCAGCTCTGCCTTGTCACTATCCGTGAGGTCGGCAAAGCGGAGACGGATTCCCTTTGGAATACCGAGATTCAACTTGTAGACAGGGTTTCCGTTTGTATCTGTGCCCGAAGAAGACACGGAAGCGGTGGCATTCGCATCCTCGGCTAGGGTAGTCACATTGCCGATAAGGAACTGAGGGGTCTTGCCCGTAAAACCTCGGAAACCGCTCATATCTACAAGATAGGAATAAAACTTCTGCCCTCGTTCGTTCAGAGCGACTACATAAAGTTTGGCGTTATCCTCGTCCTCCACATTAGCGGTATTGATGAGAATGAAATCATTCTCGGCAAAAGTATTCACGTCCGTAGCATTCATCGCTGATACGGAAGCGAATACCTTCTTAATCTGAAAAGCCTTACCAGTAAGGTTCACGTCTGTCTTGCTATAAGCCTTGGTGGTTGTATCCCATCTGTAGAAATATCCGTCTGCGTCTACGTAAGGAGGGTGCTGCGCAACACCGTTAGCATCCGCTGTTGCTTTATCGGCAGCCGCCTTTGATGTTGCAAAATCAGACTCGCGCTGAGTCTCTGCTGCCACACGAGCCTTTTCCGCATCTACCCTTGATGTTTCAGCCTTAACACGACTGTTTTCCGCAGTCACACGACCGTTCTCCGCAGTTACTCTACCTTGCTCGGAATTGACGATGTTTTTATACGCTTCTATGAGGTCTGTGATAACAGGACTCATCGAAGTATAGAGTGCAAGCATACTCCATGTAGAGCCGTTATCGTAGCTCACCTCAATACCATCATTTCCACCTCGGAACTTAGGTGTCACACCCTCGGCTTTCACGCCTGTAGATTCTCCACCTATCACCCAATTACCATCGCTGTTGATGCTAGGCTTAATGCCATTGACGAGATAAGCCCTGACGAACTCAGCAGGAATTTTGACCTGCAAGCCGCTAGCTGTGTAGACCCAGAAGAAGTCAGTGCTGACCACAAGGCGTGAGGCGGTACTGAGCTGACTGGCTATATCGTTGATTTTCGTTTCTGTTGCCATAACATTATTGATTTAAAGATTCATTGATTGCCTTGCTGACAGCCTTGCTGACAGCTTCGATGAAGCAAGGAGCGGTGGTTTTCTCCACCAGCCCCTTGATGATGTCTAGCTCTTCCTGCGAGTAGTCGGTTTCATCACTTCCGTTCCACATCTTAACGGCAAGAGCCTGTCCTGCCAATCCCAAACCTGCACCCTGAGAATAGATGATGTTCGCAATCTGCTTGCGTGCGTCTACTACCTGACACTGGCTCTTGTCGAGTGTCACGAATACTTCGAGATGTTCTAACTTAACTTTCATATTCTTTGCTTTTTATTATATAACAATATTTTACTTTTTAAGAATCATTACTACATTCAGAGAACCACGTATCGCCATCAAATACAAGCTGGATATGCTCGTACCTTTTGGAACTCGTGAAGTCTCCAGATCTTCCACTTGCAGTATAATAATTAACTCCAGTAGGTGCTTTTATTGTAACATTACCCGTTCCTGCTCTTATAACAGTAAAAACATCTCCTGTTTTAGCACCTGTTGCAGAAGTTGGCAAAGTTATCGTGATGCTAGATGAATTGTTGCAGCGGATACACATTCCTGACGCATAAATTGAAGCATTATTGCGCAAATCCATATTGTAAGAAAGTGGGACAATAGGAACACGGAAACCAACGAATGTACCATTTTCCATTACAATGCCAGGGTATTGAACACTAGTATTGGAAGCACCAACGTTAATATGGATTCCTGCCTGAGTTGTAGAACTTTGAGTAACAATACCATAATTTACGACAGATAGAGCAAAGTTATAACTATCATAGGTAAAACTCTTTGCATCCAGAACCACCATGCGGGTAAAGGTATTTCTTTCCTCTCCAATAACTAATCGTGCATTGCTACAGACAAGATTATTATCTTCCAGTTTGAAGCCGCCAATCTGTCCGCTCGTAGCCGTAATCTTACCCGTAATATCCGCATCGGTCGTCTTAAATTTGCCACCCCTAGTGATTGAAGTAGTAGCCGTGCTACCTTCAGTACCGCCTATCCAGAACGCGTAATCTGCATTATTCTGTACCCAACGGAATGAACCGAAGATATTATTACCCTCCATCAGGTTAAACTGCTGCCCCTGAGCAAACTTCAGAACCGCATTTTTGGCTACAATGAGAGGAGAATACATCGGACCAGCATCACTCAGTTTCGTCCATAGCTTATTTTTGTCAGAGTCAACTGCCGAAGGGTCGAATGAACTACCCGTAGCCGTATGCGTAACGTTGCATTGATAGATAGACCAGCCATCGTTAGCATTGTTATCCTCAATATATATCAGGTCGATATACTTCTGTTCCTTGGTCAGGGCAGAATCATTATGATACGTTGCACCGCTCTTCCATCCTTCGGAATTTCTGACGATGCAGCCGTTCTTGCCCATCTTTCCGGCTTCGGCAAAGTTGGCTACCACAACAGGCTGACTCCAATCGTCCTGAACGGAGTCAGTACCATGTTTTCCTGCACGAACAGACTCCCAAATGAACCTGTTTGTAGACGATACTGCTAGCCGTTTTGCCGTCCATCCTCCCTGCAAGATACCATTTGTACGGTAAGGCTTGGCTGGCACTGACGTATCGTTAGCGGTAGCGATATAGGCGCGCTCCATAACGATGGCTTCAGCCTGCATCGGCATCGCCTTGCTCCAGGTTATGTTGCCTACAGCATCTACGGTTCCGTCGGTACGCCATAAGCTCTCAGTAAGAGCTATCATCGATTGCCAGGCAAAGAGACCATAGTCGCCGTAGCTATCTGTGCCGCCATCCTTGAAATATCCGATGAAGAAATAATATTCTCCTGCATCAGGCATGGATAATTCAGCAACAAGACTCTGACCATCGCCGCTTACTACATAGGCATACTCTGATCTGTTGAGATATTCGCTATCTTCCTTTATCTGATTGCCATCACTATTGATGACCTCAGACGGCAGATAGAGACGAGAGATACATACCAGGTCCCAGTTGGTTTCAGAATAAGACTTCATCATCACTCTGAGATAGCTATCTCGGAAATGGTTAACAACTTTAATACGGCGTATGCACTTGCCGTTGTTGCCAAGAGAGGAAGGAGTCTTATAGAAAGTTTTCTTCTGCTTGATACCATCTAACAGAATTTCACTTTCTTCTATTCCCCATGCGTTAGTACTGCTGTTGTACCGGTCGCTAATCTCATCTGTTGTAATCTTACCACCCAGCACGATACTCTTACCCCCCGTAGATGGAGCCGTCTTTGTCCAGCCGCTGCCAATATCATCCTGCGCTTTATCATAGTCGGCAAGCGTTTTCGGGGTAGGAAGAACTGATGGTTCTGAAGCTGAAGACTGATAGCCTACGATGAGACCATCGCCATCCTTAGCCTTATACCCCTCGCAGGATACCGTATATTCAGGGTCACCCTCAGTATAGTTGGTTCGGACCACCTTCCACAGCCAAGGCTTGTCGTCACTGAAATCTTTCGGCATATCCGTACTTCCATAATACCATATTTCGTTAGCATCAGGAGCATCCGTCAGAGAATGCCATGCAATAAACTTCGTTTCCTGACTGATGATACTTCTAGGATAACGATTGAAAAGCTCTGGCATCGAGAACTCACCATCACTGCCAAGTTCTCCCCGCTTATAAGCCACGAAAACATATCTTTTATCCTTTGTTGGAGCCATCATGTCATCCTGCCATCCATCAGTAAGTTTTCCGTTTGTTCGCTTAGGTGCAGAGAAATCATTATTTAGATAATTAGACTGATAATAGATATACTCATATCCGTCACCATCTGCACCAGTCACGTTTGGCACTACCTTCACGGTCACATAGTCTATATAGCTGAAACCATCAAGTGTGCCTGTCACTTTGAAAACTATAGTCTGTGCAACCATGCCGAGTCTCGCACCTTTTGCACACGATATAGAAGCCGTATTACCACTTATGGAATAAGACACATTAGTAGTATTTGCCCTGTCTCTAACAACTTGACTTACATTACAGTCCCTTCCGTCTGCACGAAGGCTAAAATGAATATCCTCGCTGAACGCTGCCAGTGCCTTGCCATTACTGTCAGTAGGTATCGTAACAATATCGTCCGTAGATGAAGCCTTAGGCGCATGCTTACCATCGGTAGCGATATAGCCGATAAGCTGTGCATCGGAATAAGTCGTTTTACCGTCTTTCCATACTATCTTATCACGACTCCAAATGTACGTTCCCTTAGAGGCATCAGTAGGATAGGCATCGTCCCATGAAGTAGGCTTATCTTTGTCGGATGCCGATGTACCATATTGCTCTGTTACCGATGCAAGGTCTGAACACTTACCAATGCAATAGATGCCAGTGAAGGCTTCATCATTATTAGTATAGGTTACCTTGTCGGCACTCCATACATAATCATTTGCATGTGTCTCAATTACGACCTTAGACAGGGTATTATAAGTGAAGCTGCTAGGCTGGGAAGTCATGGATTTTGACAAGCCATACCATGTGTTTACACTTGTAATGCCTATGCCATCCTTCGCCTTATATCCCTCACAGGAAACCACATCGTCCGTAGTGCCATCAGTGTAGGTTGTTCTGATAATCTTCCACAGCCAAGGATTGCTATCATTGAAATCTGTCGGCATGGTGGTAGAACCATTATTCCAGATTGTTGTAGCAAGAGGAGCAGGAGTTAAAGAACTATTGGTATAGAACCTCGTTTCCTGCTTAGAGATACTCTTAGGATAACGGTTAAAGAGCTTCGGTGTGGAGAATGTACCATCACTTCCCACTACTCCCTTCTTGTATGCTACATACACGTATTGCTTATCTACAGTAGGAGCCATCGGGTCATCCTGCCAACCGATTGTCAGACTACCGTTTTTTCGGCTTGGTGTTGATATTGACGATGCAGAGCTTGACGAAGAGAGATAGTAGATATACTCATATCCATCTCCGTCAGAACCCGTCACGTTAGGTACTACCTTCACGGTCACATAGTCTATATAGGTTGAACCGTCAAGCGTGCCCGTCACTTTGAAGACAACGGTCTGCGAGGTAATACCGAGTTTAGCACCTTCCTCGCACTTTATTGTAACTACATTGCTGCTGATAGAGCAAGAAACATTACTGAGCGTAGAACTGTATTTTTGGATAGATGAGATATTACATTCATGCCCATCTACGAGAAGGCTAAAACCAACTTCCTCTCTGAATGCCAGAAGAGCATTGCCATCGCTGTCTGTCGGTATAGTGACAATATCATCGTCTGACTTCGCCTTAGGGGCATGCTTTCCGAAGTGTGCATATTCCGCAGGCTCAGAGAATGCTCCCCAACGACCGTTGGTTGATACTCGCTTGCTTACCCATTCATACTGGTTCACTGCATCCACGCCCGTAGGGTCATCCGTCCATCCGCTAGGAACAAATTCCTTATCCGTGCGCTGATATTCCGTGTTTGTCGCATAGTTGTCAGGTGTAGGGTTGGAAGGAGCTGTATCTTGCAACTTAAAGATATACTCGATGCCCTTACCATCCTTACCGAATGCCACCACAGGTACAGATTCCTTGTCGAGCATGTTATTATTACTGTCAAAGAGAGCGAAAGTAACCATCTTGTCGTCTGACGTTACATCAACACCAGCACCAAGAGCCAAGTCTTTATTTGCATTCTCGCTCTTTCCGTATTTCAGCGACATTCCCGAAGGGAGGGCAGTCAGCTTGTATCGCTTATCATCGGATGATGTGGCATAGACATCACAGCTTACGGAATTAACTGTCGTGTTTCCGTCCTTATCAATCACGATGCTGTCCGCAGAAGGTATCAGCTCATAGACTACGGTATCAGACGATTTCAGAATGGTAAGCTCCCTTGTATACTCATAGTTTGCGCCTGCATATCTGCCAACAACCGTGATGTTCATCTTCGTAACCTGAGCAAGGGTATCGGCAGTAAGGTTATCCGCATCAATGGTAATCACCTTCGCCTTGCCCTCAATGCTCATCGAAGTTTTCAGACCAGCCACCTTAGAGATATTAAGCGAGGAAATCGCCCATGGCTCATTGTGATAAAGCAATGACACCTTGGTCTTGATAGGCAAGCCGATATACTTAGCTGTCTTGGTATTCCACGCCACCGATGCGCTCTCGTTACTGAGGTCGCACACCATAAAAGGCAGGGTATCATGCTGAATGCGGATAGGCATCTGCACCATCTTTGAGGTCTTGCCTTCCAACTCTACCACAATCGTTACCATTGCATCGGTTGCCTTTCGCATTGCATCATAGTTAAAGTTTGCATCGTCATTAGTTCCTGCCACTCCATCCTTGATATTGCGGATAGCGGTAACAAAGATGGTAGAGTTCTGCACCATCACCTCACAATCTTCGCTTACGGCATGCACACGATAATGTCCTGCTGTCACGTCCTCAGTATTGCCATCCTCTTCGAGCAATATATCCATTCCCTTGCGCACGAATACAGCCGTAGAGATACGGTATTGCTTGGTAGTCTTCGCCTCATCCTCGGTATAGAGACCATTTATGACGTTGCCCATATCATCTACCGTGATGACACTCTGATACTGCGAGAGACTTACATCGTAAGCCTTTGCCTCCTCACGCAAATCATCCAGCCCCGAAAGACCTTGCAGGTAATTGATATTACCGCCAAAGTAGATATTATCTTGAACGTAGATACCGTTGCCTTCAGGTCGCACGATTGAGCCATCCTTCTTGACAAGGGTCAGACCGCCCAACCATCCGTATCTAGCGACTCGGTTCTGAGACTGCACTTCCCATGTACATACACCGTCCAATACCTCGATAAAGCTGTTACCGCGAGACGAGAAATACATGCTACTCTGGCGCTTCTCATCGGTGAAGCTACCGTATTGGGCAAAGTCCATATATGCGCAAGGGTCGGGAGTTATGGAACTTTTCTTTCCATACTGGAAGACGAACTTACCCTTCTCATTCGTGATGATATGCATCACGTAGAAATAGGTAGAGAAGAAGCCCTTGTGCTGAACGAAGTTACAATCGTCCAAAGCTCCTTCCTCTATCTTGTCTGCTCCATGCGCATTATCTATATCGGCATAGAGACCACGGCAGATGTCACCAACCTGCAAGGAACCGTAATCGTTCTCCTCAAGATGCAGGGTGATAGTACGATTCTCCACGTCCACGCTCTCTATTGTACCATATCCGTTCGTATTCCACTGCTCTGCCTTTGTAACGGAAATTTCGTTGAAGACAAACTTAGGTGCTGATATAAACTGACGAGCATAGATAGACTGTACTTCGAGGTTGCCCTTCTCATCTATCTGAGCACCCTGACCGTAAGGACCAGAAGAGAAGTTGTTAGTAAGAAGACGGAAGAGACTCAGAGTACCATCAGCAGACCATTCGCTGTTTCCGTCACCAATGTTCAATCCTTTCAAGAACTTCTGCACCTTCTCCCAAGTGATAGTACCCTTTGCGGTATCATCATTTATCTTCGAAATAAAGTGTTTACTTCCCTCTGTCGCAACCTGATTCTTGACCTGTGTAGTTGTCAAGCCTGCACCAGTTCCTCCATTCCCGCTTTGAAGAGACGAGATCTGCTGCTGCATCTTCTGGATAGTTCCAACCTCCTTATCCTCGCGAAGAGTTATATCGTAGGTAGGAATCTTTCCATCTTCTTCCTTGATCGTGAGCTGGTCTATGGATATTACACCGCCAATGCTAAGATCCGTATCTTCGAACTCCATCAGGTCTCCGGCTTTGAGCGTGTCATGAAGACTCTTGATAGCTCCGGTCGTATCCTCTTTGGTCTGGTCATGCTGTCTTGCCATGAAAAGCTCATCAACCTTTGGCTGGTAGACATATCTTGTATAGTCGTTCTTATCAAGATACGCTATTGCGTACTTAAGGAGCTTCAAAGACGCAGCATTGACATACGAATCAGGAAGTGTAATGCCGGTAAGAACAAAATGGTCGCCTTTCCTGATAGGATAGTCCTTGTATGGAAACCAAAGCTCAAGAGCATCGTCCTTGATTCTCTCGATAGTAAGTCTCCATCTACCATCAACCTTGGTTGAGGATGCCACTTTGAATGTTCGTCCGCCGCACATACCATCCTTCATAGAGATAGAGAAGTCATCATCCTTAAGGTCGTTAATATCGAAATCGATAGCCTTATTGAGGTATATATCAACATTCTTTACTGTTTCGTTGTCGCCAAACCTTCCGTCGTCATCAGGAGCGACACCTTCGTCAATCTCATCAACACGCACACCACCGATTTCCATTTCCTCGATAGTAGGGTAGATTTCAATAACTCCATTCGTCTTATCATCAGTATCAAAGAACTGCGATGCCGAACGGAGTCCAATCTCCTCTATATTGAGAGAATCGATGTATGGCCTATATGGATCAGTAGAGAATTTATGCGGTTTCCCGGTTGGATTCACATACTTCTTTTCCTGTTCAGTAAGCGAGTCGTAGAAATCACTCAGCGATACGTGAGGGAATCCAGGCAGCATAAGCCTGTTGATGGACATATTATTCGGAAGATTCTTTGCGTACTCCTTCATGGATGAAGGAACGACCTTCTTATTGAGACCGGACGTAATGTACATCTTCGTGTTTCCGGCATTGACCTGAGCGATGAATGCGTCGAGTTTCTCCTTTGATTCCTCGTCTCCGCTATCTACCTGTCCTCCCTTTAACTCGGAGTAGAACCTGCATTTGCCAGAGCTGCCAGACTGTGTTACATAACCGGTAATTGTAGTCTGGAAATCGAACGTTACCTGAAGGACCCATCCGTTAGACTGCTCCTGGGTTTGACCGGAAATGACGTATGTTCTCTTGTTTTTGAAATACGTCTCGATATAATCGACATCCAGGTCAAGCTCAACATTCGTGCTTGCCCCGATGACTTTTGTAATATTCGCTACATACTTGATTCCGAGGTCCGCATAGTAATGGGATGGAAGATTCTTTTCGGAACCGTAAGCCCTCAGTCTTGTAATGACGCTCTGTTCAGAATCAGCGTTCTGCACAATCTCGTAGAGTCCATTTCCGATACCATAAGAGAAGATATGCCCTGCCTCAATTCCTGTAGTACCGACATAGATGTTTCTTCCTCTGACTATGAAGTTTATGTCCCACTTCTCGTTCACAAGCGCAAGGGCCTGCCAACAGGTCTGTGAGTCCACTGTAATAGACATCGATTCGATGACGTTATCTTCGGTTTTCTCTCCATAAACCGACAACCACTCACTTTCAAGGGCTCCACGCTGAACGGAACGGTCCTTGTTTCGGGAGTAAATCTTCCAAAGACCCGAACCAATCTGCTCGTCGAGGTTCGCCTGGATCCTGTCGAGCAAATCGTCCAAAGTCTGTACGAAGAATGGAAATTTCGGTAGGGAAGTGTAGTGAAGTTCGTTGTCGTTCAATACCACATCGAGGAATTCAGCTCTAGCAAGCTCATCCTGCAATGCGTTGAACTTCACGCTGTCATATACGAAGCCCTCTCCGTATGTGTCTGGTCTGGCCTGCTTATCCTTGCCCGGCTCGTAGTTGAGCTCAAAACGCTCGCCACGATAGACAATATAGTCGCCTATCTGAAAGTTGATAGGCACTTCATGCTTGAAGTTGATAGTCAAAAAGCATTCGCCCATCCAGGAATCAGAGTACTCCAATCCATGAACGGTTATCTGCTCTCCGTTAACGTCTGTCAGCTTCGAGCCGTCCTTATGATAAATATTCCAAGTGCTCATTTGTATGCTATCCTAAATTTGAAATACTGCCCTGTGCGTCCATAACCGGCTTGATATCAGTAACAGGGTCGTTAAACTTGAATGTAATAGAGAGGACCAGCAAGTCCTCGCTGCCCGGATATCTGTATAGGTCCGGATCAATGCTCTTCAGTCTCACATGCTGCCTTCCTATCTTGTTGAAGCCGCAGTACATTTTCATCATGCCAGACTTACGGAGATAGTCGATGAAAGCCTTACACTTCTCGTTTGCGCCGAAGGCATCACCCTTGAACAGGAACTTGACCTTGTTCTCGTATGCAGCCATGTAGAGACCATCCTTTCCAATGTACTCATCGTCTCCATGCTCGTCGTGCCATTCCCTTTTCACAGGTTCCTTGACGGCATCGCAAGGCTTGAACGGGCTCTCGCTAACGTACATACCGAAGTCGGCGATGGAGTCCTTCACCTCGTTCCCATCGCCTTCCTTCTGCATGTATATCCTGAAATAATCTTTCATACCTAAATCAACTATTTATAAATGCAAATATACAAAATAATACATAAATATGCAAGTAAGTATGTATAAAAATACATAAATTAACACGTACTTTCATAGGCTAGAATAAAAAGGGTATGAGAGTTATCCCATACCCTTAGTCGTTATTTCATCTTCAAAGACTTCGTTCCGTTGAGAACTCTGTTGAAGTTGTCATTGTACTCCGTAAAGATACTTTCGATTCTCTCGGCAGCATCCGCATTGCGTAACGTATTTCGAGCAATCGCATTAAGCTGCGTCAGCTGAGATTTGGCAATCTCACTCATCTCTGGATAGTACTTAGCCTGCTCTGCGCGCATAACTGAGCAATCGAGCCTAATTGCGTTGAGGTAGGAGGCAATCAAGTCTCCTGTTTCCTCAGTAATGCTCTTAATGGAATTCCTAGAAGAAGAACTGCTGTTGTCGGACCATCCATATACTTTCTTAAGATAGTCACGGGTAGCTTCTATCTGCTTTGAGAGCTCATCTGTGCTGTTCTTTACGTCGGCATACTCGGCTCCTGTGTATTCTGAAATGACATTTCCGTCGGAATTCTTAATCTTGTCACTATTCTCTGCGTACCACTGAGCCTTCTTCAAAAGAGCCTTAATCTTGTCTCCATATATATTCTCAATCATGGAGTTCAAGATGGTCTTCTTCAGATTCTCCTCGAAATGATCAACGAGATTATCTGACGAGTTAGCCATCGTTGCCATTGCATCGCCCCAGGAAGACACCAAGTCAGAGAACTTGTTACCGGTCAGTTTCTCTGTAAGAGCCTCAATCATGTCATCTGCCTTCTCGCCATACTGAATGAGCTTTTCCAGGTAATCTCTGAAATCTGAGTCCATGTTAGCCCAAAGACCAGTGTAATCCTTCTTAATCTTCGACAATGTATCTGCGTTCATATTGAGCATGTCTTCCATGCCGTTGAACTGGACTCCGTATTTCGAAGAGATTTCTCCGGCAACATCTCGCCAGTTCTGACCATTGTACTTGTATGAACCCTTCCACATTCTATATTTGATAGAGTGGGAGCCAGCTGACGCACCGGCATTGAGCCTCTTCTGCGCGATAACCTTAGTCTGCTCAATCTCCGCCTTAAGCATTTCCTGGGCTTCCTTGGATGCCTCTGTAGCCTCAGTGCCCCAATGGATATTCATATACTCAGTCTTCTTGGAGATAAGAGAATCCCAAATGGATGTAAGGTTGTCGTACTCAGCCTTTGCCTTTTCGTAACTGCTGTAGTCTGCGCCGAATGCCTTGATGAGCGAACCGCCAATACTCAACGCTGCGGAAGCGGCTGCTGCGTATGGACCAGCCCCCTCTAGGAATCCAAGACCCTTCATTTTACTTAGGGTGTCAAAGGCTCCAGCTGTACTTGCTGCCGAAGAGAATGCGCCTGATGCTACACCAACAATTTGACCAAGGATTGAATCCTCTTCGCCCATAGCCTTAAACAGATTGATTACCGGGTCAAGAACCGTATTGAGTGCCTGCATCTTCGTCGCAAGTTCAGAGATTGCTTTAGATGAGTCGGCGTACGCTGACTGCTGATCATTCTTCAGACTCGCCTTGGTTCTTACGCCGCCAGCGATTCCAAGTCTCGAAGCTTCCTCCTTGCTGACGAATATCTTCGCGGTATCATCCATGCCGCCAAGACGCTCATTTACGAACTTTCCGATAGCCTTACCGCGATTCACTCCTCCGAAGATGAAGTCGAACGGATTTCTGCTAATCTGCTCATTTCTGAGCTTATCTAGGGCATCTCTGAGTTGTTTGATGGATTCTACAGATAAACCGGTAGTCATAGAAAACTGGTCTATCTTCTCGATCATAGAGTTGATTGTTGCCGAAGATACCCTGTCAAGGTCATCGAAGATGGCAACCCAGTCCGACTCCTGCTTGAACTGCTCGAACTGAAGCTTCGCAACGTTCTCGTTATGAGTCTTTGAGGCTCCTGCCTTGGCTCTGTCTCTCATCTGTGGGTCTTCGATGCCCTTGATGAGTTCAAGCTGTCTCTCGTATTTTCGGCTCTCGTCCTCAATCTGCTGTGAGATGGTGGCATTCTTCTCAATCAGGTTAGCCATCAGATCGATGGTCTCCTTCTTGATCTTGTTGTTCTCGCCTTCCAGCTTCTTGCGGATATCGTAAACACGAGTCTCTTCTCCATACTTATCCTTAACGTTTTCAAGACTCATTTCCTTAACCTCGTCCGTAGTCAAGTTAAGACCGGATTGAATGTTATCGTGCCTTACCGCAATATCGAGCTGCTCCTCCAGGAACTTTTTGTAAGTGTCAAACTGAACAATTCCACCGAAAGCTATATTCTGAGCACCTTTCTTGTTTCCGGTCAGCTCGTATATTTTCTTATACGTCTCATACTGCTCAGATATAGTATCAAGCTGCTTATTGAGTACATCCAGCTCATCTCTCCGCTGGGCTTCGAGAAGTTTTCGGTTTTCAGTTTGAATGCCAGCCTTCTCGTTTGCAGCGTAGTCCAATCTGTCCTTCGTTGACGCAGGGAGAGTCTTCAAGAGCTCCTTGATGGAAGTCTCGTAGTTGGTATAATCAGAGATAGGGAATCTCTTCTTGTCACCAAAGATAGCCTCAAACTCTCCGTCGTTGGCAAGTTGACCGAGAGCACCCTCACCGTAAAGTTCCTTGAACTTCTTGATTTCAGCGTACATTTTCTTATACAAGTCGATGCGCTTCCTCAAATCTTCAAGAGCCTTATCTGTCTGCGCGCCTGTTGATCTACGGCCACCGGTTTTCTTGTTTTTCTTCTTGTCGTCACCACTAAACCATTCGCCCCAGTTATCATGGTAAGCCTGCATCTTAAGTTCGTACTCCTTCTGCTTCTGTGTAAACTCATCGAGAGAAAGATTGCCCAGCGCAAGCATCTTCTTTCTGGTGTTGAGTTCCTTTTTGGCAGCAGTAATGTCCGACTCAGCGTTGCTCTTTGCTTTATCGTAGTCGTCTCCGGCATCCTTTCCCCAACTCTTGACGTATTTGTTCTTCTCATGATAGTCGTAACCACTACCCTTGAGATTCTTTTCGAGCTGCTGGGTGAGCTCCGAGTCATCGTTCCTGAATACTAGATGAATGACAGCTTCGAATCTATCAGCCGCAAGCATTCGCTTCAATGCGTCTGATGCAAAAGGATAATCTTTCTGAACCTGAGCCGCAGCATCCTTCATCATGTTTGAAACCTGGACCTTCTCTGCATCTGTCAATTCCTGGTTGTTGCGAATCTTGTCGCCAATCCAAGGGAACGAAGTGTTTACTGCGTTATCGAGAGCATCCTTGAATTTATTCTCGTAGAAGCCTGTTTCAACACCCATCGCATTAAGAACGTCAGCACGGAACTGATCAGAAACATCCTGGTTCCATCCCTGCTTTGCAAAGAATGACGAAAGAATCTGGTTAGCCTTACCCTGCAACTCCGGGCTGTTGCTAATATCTCCAAGCTCATTAATGAGATAATCTCGCATGGATTTCACCTCATCCTTATACTTTTCCTCCCAGGAGTTGAAGCTAGCAAAGTCGGATTGGGTGGCATTAATCATATTCGCCTTTGCGGATGCCGAAGAGAACGCTTCTGCTATCTCCTTTGCAGAAGACAGTTTCTCGTCGAATCCCTTATAGGTATCCTCGTTAGAAAGAGATTTCTGAGTGCTCTCCTCAACCTGTTTGAGAAGGATGAGCTGTTCTTTGAGATACTTAAGTCTGTCCTCATTCGATTTCTTTTCGAGAAGGCTCATTGTGAAAGCATTTTCCTTTTCAGGAGCAATCTCCTTCAGCTTTTCCTTATATGCGTCAATAAGGTTTTCTATCTCTTTCTCATCGCCGTCCTTAATGGCTTTATCCGCATCGTTGTCGCGAAGGAACTCGCCAATCTTAGTGTATCTGTCTTTCAGTTCGTCAGCAGTAGTCTCCATGTCTTGCTTCAGCTGCTGATGCTTCTGCCAGTAGTATGCAAAGATTGCAGATCCGGCAGATATAGCTATTCCTGGAAGCCCACCAAGAAAACCGATGATAGAACTGAATCCGGATTTCAAGCCTCCGAGAAGCATACCTCCTGCGGCTCCCCATTTACTAGGGCTAGCCAACCCCTTCAGCACTCCACCAAGGGAGATTCTGTTCACCTGACCTTCCTGCTTGGTGAGAGCCATACCTTGCTTATACATCTCCTTGGTTATCTGGCCGGTAACATACAAGCGCCTGAGCTCAGCTTTTGTTATCGCATTTGCCTTTGCGAGTGCCTGGATATCCTGAATTCGAATCTGATTTTTATACTGAAGAATCTGTTTCTCTACAGGAGTTATTTTCTCGCCACGCAAGAGCTTAAGTTCTGCTTCTTTCGCAATATTCCCCTTTGAGTTCAGTATTCTCTTTCCAATGCCGCCTTCCAGGATCTTAACTCCACGCATAAGAGCCGGCCCGGCGAATGCTGCAACCATAGCAGGACCCAAGACGTGAATCTGCTGCACGAGATTTGTAACAACATCAAGTATGCCCTTGAAGGTTCCACCTATAACATTCTTACCGTTAGCAAAGTCGGCAAGTATGATTTCCCAGGCATCCTTCAGCTTATTGTAGCGTCCGAGCAAAGTCTCACTCAGAACCTGCTGCATATTATAGAACTGACCACCTGCATCAGTCATCTGCCAGAAGATAGACTTCACATCATCAAAACTTACATCTCTGCTTGATATACGAGTCTTAATCTCTGATGTAGAGACATTTCGACCCTCTTGCTTAGAGTAGAACTCAGATAACTTTTCAAGCAGAGGAATACCTGCATAAGCAATCTGGCGGAGTTCCTTACCATCGAGCCAGCCACGAGCCTGAACCTGACCAAACGCCAATGCGATACGGTCAAAGCTAACACCAAGACCGGAAGACATATCCGCAAGCCTCTTGGTTGTGTCATAGAGCTGGTCGTACTCAACTCCATACGCAGCCAACTGCTTAACGTCTCGGTTCAACTCAGAGAACGTAAATGGCGAATTAAGAGCGAGTTCCTTAATCTGATTGAACATTGTGTTCGCATTCTGCATATCACCAAGGATGGACTGGAGGGCAATATGTTGCTTCTCCATCTCGCCACCAGTGGTAATGATGCTCATAGCAAACTGTTGGGCACCGAACACAAGACCTCCCTGCAAGAAAAGTGACTTCAAATCCTGCACGGTTGAATTCAACTTTCCTGCATGGCTATTAGCTTTCTCGAAGCCACGAACCAGCTGAGACTGGATCTTAGCTCCTGAGTCAACGATAGCCTGCTGCCGCTTCTGTTCAAGCTCAATACCTCTCTGAACCTCACGGTTTACCTTCGCTTGCTCTGAAGCAAGGTGGCTTATTGATCGAACTTCTCGCCCCGAACCAATACCGCCTATTTTTCCAAGGGATTCGGCATACTTGTCGCCTCGAAGTTTGGCAAGCTTTTCTTCCAAGAATCTAATCTTACCTATCGTCTCCTGTATCTTGGCATCAACTTTCGTAGTGTCAATATTAAGAGACTTAGCTTCCTGCCTCTTTCCCCACAGGTTTTGCAGAGCATATTTTAAGGCTTGTATTCTATTCAGAGAGGCATCAATCTCTTTCTGCCTCTGCTTCGCATTATCCTTGAGCTGCTTGGAATACTCTTTCTCTGACTGCAACAACTCCTTGTTCTTTTGAATGAGTTTGTCCTTCAAATCAGACGGATTTACAGAATCGAGCCTAGAAGCTTCTTTTTGAAGTTCTTTCAGGCGATTTACGTATGCCTCTTGTGCGCTAATTTGATCTTTCTGAGAATCAATCGACCAATTTTTGTACGTTTCAATAATGCCTTTTCCGCTCTCTAATTTCGATAACAGTCTGTTATACTCTTCGAGCAACGGACCAGTTAGCGCCTTACCATTTATATTCCTACCGTCAACTCCAGGCGAAATGGAATGTAATTTTGATTGAGTCTCTCTTTGAATGGCAAGATTTTTTTCAAGCTCCTTATTAAGACCCTCTAAAGTCTGCTTGTATTCCTCCAGCTTTTTAGTTTCAGATGCTATTTTGTCGGAAAGAATCTTGTCGCCACCAAGCCCTTTACTATACAGAACGGTTTCATTAAACTTATTCAGTGCATCAATATCACTGCGGAATTTAGCAACTACAGAGCTATTTTTCTCAAAAGCAGCTCTCTGGTTATTGAGATTTTGAATAGTACTTTCTATCTGCTTGCGGAAATTCTGCTGCCCGATAGCCGCACTATTCATATCTCTTTGGTCCTTCATTATGTCGTGCGCACGAGTCTTATACTCAGACAAATTTGCCAAAGCGTTTTTAAACTCCTGACCGGTCAGTCCTTTTCCGGATATGCTACGAATATCCTCTTTGATTCTCTCTATCTCAGAGCGTACAGATTCTAGCTTAGAGACATCCTGTCCTAAGCCTATACCTCTACTGGAGAGTGCATCTATATTCTTCAACAGGATCTCTATGTCTGCAAGAGCTTTCTTCTTCTGGTTCTCACCTGTTTGGATTGCGTTGAACTTATTGATTGCTCTCTCGTGCTCCCTTTCGAGTGCAATGACTTTTCCCTTCTCTCGCCCGTATGCCTGCGTTGCGGCGGCAGCTTTCGTCATTTCTACAGCAACATCGGAAAGAAGGTTCTTCATCTGCGCAGCATCGGTGAGGATTGATTTATTACCAGATGCAGCCTGTAATCTGGCAAGAATTTTGTCAAGCTCGGTAATACTTCCACCAAGCATATTAGTATTGTAACCCTTCAAGGATCCCTCTGTCATGAGGTCTCGCATCCTAGCGAGCTTTTCGGTTACTCTAGCTATGTCAGCTTCAACCTTTGCTGCTCCACCGGAAAAGGCAGAAAGAGGGTTCTCCTTTTTGAACTGATCAGTAATCTGCTTTACATCACGGAATGTCATTTGAAGAACCTTGGCATAATCCTGCAAAACCTTTGCGCTATCTACGCCGCCACCTCCGCCGCCTTGTGCTTTATTCTGCAATCTGAAAAGCTGATTATTGATATTCTCAAGCATCAGCTCGGCTTCCCTAAGTTTCGACGTATCAACATTAGGATTCAGTGAGCGCAGCTCTGAAATCTTACTGCGCTCTATATTGATTCTTTGAAGCATATCGAGATAGGAGAGAGCGTTTTTTACCGCTAACTGCAAATCTTTAGCCTCATTACCTTTGTCGTTTTTCTTGAGTTTGGAAATTCTTCTGTTTATCTCATTGAGAACATCTGCAAACTCTTTGGCTTTTTCTGCTTGCTCCTTAAATCCAGACTTTTTCGTTCCGAATCCCTGGAGGGCACGGAGAAGCGCGTTCGCAGCATCATCCCCAGTCTTAAGCTTGTCAATGATTTTCTGCAACTCCTTGGAGGTATTATCCTTGACACCAAGTTGGAACCACAAGTCACCTAAATTTCCACCTGCCATATCCTGAATATTTTAAAATTAGAGTTTATTGTTTAAGTAACCGACAAGATTTATTTTCTCGCCGACAAGACTTCCTTCTTTCTTCTTTTTCTCCATCCACCTGTCGTAGAGGTCATCCATCTCCTTCTTGGTATGCTTCTTCGGACCACCTTCCTTCTTGGTCTTTGGATAGACGACAAGAGGCTGGTCTGCTACCATGAGGTCAATCTGCGCTGATGAATAGCCCCACCAGTAGTCGTAGGCCGCGATGAAGTACTTACGCTGAAAGAGGAAGCCGAACTTCTCCGCTAGTGAGAAGGCTGCTCCCCAGCTTGTTCTGCTTGGATAGCTTTTGCTTCGCTCCTCGTCATCGTCATCATCACGTCCGTCATCCCGGTCGCTAATATGGTAGCCAGTGAGAATGCGTTCGATGGAATTTTTTTTTTAGAAACATCGAGGACTCTCAGTACATCGGCTATATCCACATCCTTGATGTAGTAGAGCCAACGCCAGTAGATCCAATACAGGAATCGTATCTTCCAGATGTTGTTGAGGAGAATGCAGACGCAAATCTTGACGTTGCGCTTCCATTCGTTCTTCTCCTTTGCCCGGATATGGGAACACCTGCTCATGGTTCCCTTGCGAAGCCAACCGAGCTTGTGCTTCTTTCCACGGAACACGAACTCGGTAGGCTCGTCGTGCAGCACGCTGTCGAGTAACTCCTGTAAGTCCACTGAAGGCTGCTCTATTTTCTTTCCTTCTGCCATGATTGTATGCTATTAAATGAAGAAGGGCGGCACGGCTGTTGATTAGCCTGCCGCCCAACGGTTTGTTATCCTGAATCTAATTACCTAAAGAAGACTTTACTTGATTAACCGCCAATGCCTGGTTCACCAGCACCTGGAGCCTTAGTAAGCCAAGCGATGCTGCGCATGCCTGCGCCCTCGATAGAACCTGCGAACTTGAATGCAACTGGCTTTGAACCAGTGTCATCCCACTGCAACGTTGCATAGAGGGCAATGTTTGTCACAATCATAAGGTTCTCCTTCTCGTCGTCAACGATGACGATAGTACCCTTAATCTTGAACTTCTTAGGCTCAACTGCAACGCCGGTAAAACCGGTAGTAGCATCGAGAGTAGCGTCACCTGTACCCTTCAGGGTAACCTTGGTCAGCTCGGTGATAGCATCCTCGCCGAACATGATTTTCAGCAGGTCCTTTGCCTTTGAAGGAACAACGAACTCTACATTGAAGTCGCCGAGCTCTGCGGTAGTTGCCCAGTCACCGGCAAGACCGATAACCTTGTAGTGATTGATGGTAGGATCCTCCATGGTTGCCTTAAGAGAATCAACCTCAACAGGAAGCTCAATCTCTGGTGTGATGTCAACTGAAGCCTTGCTCAAATCGGTAATAGCCTTTGAGTAGAGCAGAGTTTTAGGACCATTGAAAATGTCCTTCATCTTGTCAATAGTTGTCATAGCCATAATCTAAAATATTTTAAATTGTTATACCTGAATACTTATCTAGTACGTAACCTTCCCTGTATGATTGTCACGGAAAAACCTGCGCCGTCGTCAGCCTGGATAGCAACGTTCGGTCTAGTAACGATGATGTTGTCTGTAGAAATCGGGAATCTTTCGAGGACCGCCTTGACTTTCTTATCCATTTCCGCAGGACTGAAACCATTCGGATTCGCCGAGGAGGCCTTATCTCTTACATACACCTCTATCTGGATAGTGGTAGTATAGTAGTTGTAGGAGCCATCGTAGTTCATCTCGTTGTTTCTGATTGTGTACGGAGCATTTACGACGATGTAGCTACCTATTTTGGTATCCACGGCCTTAGGACGATTCCTGGGATACACCTTGTCGCATATACCCTTTACTGCGTTTCCTAAGTCGAAATATATCTGCTTGATATCTACCATAGCTTACAGTTTGTTAAAAGTTGAACTATTGGCGTACACTACGCAGGCATCGAACATATCCGGAAGAGACTCGTATGTGTTGTAAACTGTCTCGAAAATGCGGTTTTCCTTATCGAATACTGCATATTCAACAGGACATATCGCAACGAGTGCCCAGTCTTTCCCGGTAGATTTCACCTTTCCGATACGTCCGTAGATAAGGTTAGGACCCCATTGGTGACCACCACCGACTTTACCGGTATAGCCTTTGTTTTCACCTCCGTCGTAGTAGAACGGGAGATTATATTTTTCTCCCTCCGCCAGGGTTACTCTCGTTGGTGCTTTTTCACCCTTCGAGGCACGCACCATGTAAATGAGCTTTCCTTTGTAATACACTGCTGCATAGAACGAAGTATATGCGTTACCGGTGATGTTGTAAAACGTCCTGTTCTCTTTGAAATAGTTGACGGTTCTGTGAGCAAGTTCCTGCATAATCGCAAGCATCTTGTCATACGCCAGCTTTTCGACTCTTGGTTTAATCTGATGCTCGAACTGCGCTCCAAGAGACAGACGCTTTCCGCTAAAGTATTTCGCCATAATCTAAACCCTTGTCAAATTCCAATATACAACAGTCCTGTTGTTATCCGGCTCGCAGTCCTTGACCATACCTACCTCGGTATTGTTGCCGACAGTGGAGTAGATGGTGTCGCCGTCAAGAGGACATCTGTCAGCATCCCATTCGTCATATCTGACCGGAATCGATGCCTTCCTCTTGTTCTGGTCGACATTCTTGTCTCCCTCTGTAGTGGTATCGGTGTAGCTGCGGCCTTCGCCATAGTAGAGAATGATTTCCTTGTCCTCACCAACTGGAGCATCATCATCGGCGAACGGGTCATCAGGGTCGGCTTTTCCGACGACCTTCCTCACGATCTTGATGATGTGAGGATATCTTGGGTTTCTGATGTTTTCCTTTTCCATACGCCTTATTTGATGATGTGAGGGAGTGGTTCTCCCCAAGGAGAATAATTCGCCCTCTTCACTCCGTGGGAGGTCACCCGGAAGGTGGACTTCTTCTTGAGCATTGAATCAGGCTCCAGCTCTGCATAGATAGCGTTAGCCTCTGCCTTCATCTCGCTCCTGTCGTTGTCCGACATGTCATAGCCACCTCCCGAATGAGTCCATCCGTTATCGGAGTCGGAGGTGTTGTTCACCTTGCTCGGACCAAGAACAAACCATTTCAGCATGTCGGCATAGGCAAGTCTTACCTTGTCCTTGTCGCAGGCTTCGAGGTCGATGCCGTTTTCAAGCTCCCTGTCGTGCATGATGCCCAACAGAGCCTTCATCGGTATCTCGAACTTCACCTTATTAATAAGGTAGTCGTTCACAGTGTAAATGTTCATCTCCGAATCCATAGTCATACAATCTAGTTACGTTAATAGTTCCAAGACCGAAATTAATCAGTCTTGGTAATGTCCATAATGCAATGGTCTGGGAAGTCGATGAGAGCTGGGCAAGCAGAGAACATGATGTCTGTATGCCACTCCATGTACTTACCGTTAGGAACTACTGAGTTCATGAGCAGACCGAGACCATCGTTGGTTGTACCGAACAGGGTAGAGATAGCCTTGTTACCAGCATACTCAATCAACTTACGATCGAGACTGTCTGTGCGCTCGAACTCACAGGCATCACCGGCAGGACGGAGAACAACGATGTTGTCAGACCAACCCTGCTTGTACTCATCGGTTGTATGAGTAAGGTTACGTTCCTTCTCGGTAACAATCTCGATAGGAGATACTCCCTCGAAGTCAACGAATGCCTGGATGAACTGCTCTTTGCTGATAGGCATTGTCTTGGTAGAGGCAATGTAGTTCAGCTGACGGTAATTGGTAACGAGTTCGCGGACCTCTGCGTTCTTCAAGAATACATTATAGAATGTATTGCGAGTCATCTGCCAGACCAAAGCGCCATCGAAACCACCGCGGGTCTCGCGATACTTGGCTTCCTTCTCCTTCATGTAGGTAAGGATGGTAGCAGAAGGGTCAGCCCACTTCTTAGCACCGCCATTGATGAAGTTGTCACCGTATTCGATAGGGTCGATAGCCTTGTGCAATGGGGTAGAGATACCACGACCAATACCAGAGTAATCGATCTTACCGGTAGACATCAACTGAGCGGTCATAAAATTCATTGTTGCATCAACTGAGTCGATACGGGTCTGAACCTCGTCACTCCAGTCTGCCAAGATATCGGCGTCGTTGCCGAACTCCTCAAACTGCTTGATGCGTGCATAACGCTCAACTGCGGTCTCAACATAACCAGGAGTGATGAAGTCAGGGATAGAAGCGGTGTACCACTTATGTCCGTTCTTGTCCATCTGATTAGAATCGCCGAGAGGAGCACGGAGGTCAGCCATAGGAGCTGCCTTCAGCTTGCGAGCCTTTACGTTGAATGTTGCCAAGCCATAGTTGTCGGTAGTTGTCAGGAACGAAGCGTTGTGTCCCTGTGTCTTGTACCAACCGTAGTTAGTGAAGAAGATTTCCTTTTTATCAAGGAAACTCTGCAAATATGCCGTGTTCTCCTGAGAACCGAAGAACTTGGCAAGTCGCGAATTATTAAAATCAAATTTTGCCATAATCCTGAATCAATCTTTAAGGTTAATAATTAGAGATGGAACCATCCGTTAACGCGACTCTTGTTGAGAGCCTTGATTGCAGGAGGGATTGGAGACATCCTGTCGATGTACATAACGGTGTCGTCGTTAGCAAGGAATGGGGTAAGCATATAGCGAGCACCATCCTCGAAATCGTTACCTGGAGTGAACAGGAAGTCGTAGTCGCACTGAGCATAACCGTTAGGGTTGGTTACCATAGGCTTCTGGGAATCGCCGGCAGCTGCTGCCTCAACGAGTACCGCATCCTTTGCTACAACACCGAGTGTTGCTGACAAAGTAAGCTTCCATACGTCTGCGCCTGCCTCGGTTGTCTTCTCAACACCTGTAACCGTAACTGCTGTGCCTGTGCCATCGAGAGCGTCAGGAGCCACCATTATATTGTCTCCAATGAACGGAATATGCTTATAGCCATCACGTACAATAAGGAGAGTTGTGTCAGTAGCACCGGTCTTCTTTGCGCACTGATAAGACTTAAGAATCTTAACAGTTGCGCCTGAGTTGCCATAGATGCCAGGATCATACTCCAGGAAGTCACCGGCGTAAATCTTTGCAGGACCCTTGAAAGGGTTGAGCAACTTACCACCAGTTGTAGGAGTACGGAAAGCATCCTTTGCGGCGCCAATCAACTTGACGAATACATAGCGGATACCGCCGATTTCGCCACGAGCCTGGATGAGGGAACGACCTGGCAAGAAGCCGCTACCATTCATCCTTTCACTGTAATAAGGAGAAACTGTTCCCATAATCAATAAATAAATTTGTTATCCTGAATACTAATTTTTATTCGTCCTTAGGCTTGTGTCGAGATCTGATAGTTGCAACATCATCGAACTCGTGTTCATCTACGGTTCCGGTTCCTCCGGCTCCGCCACCTCCGCTTCGAGGCTTGGTGTCTGGATTGATACCCGCTTCCTTGAGGTCAGCATTGTAAAGAACCTCTGCCTTACCGACAAGATCCTTAATGTCTGCTTCACCATCAGGAATCTCAAGCTTATCCAAAGCTGTCTTAACGAAAAACGAATTCAAAGGAATATTGGCTTTCTCAAACTTAGCCTTAAGACCTTCCTTAATGGAGTTCGCCAACGCCTTCTTTGCGTCAGCTGCTTCCTTCTGCTCTCGCGCCTCACGCTCCTTCTTGACTTCACCAATGAGCTTCTTTGCCCACTCAGGCATATCCTCTTCGTTAGGAATTTCGTCTTTTTCCGGCTCTTCCTCGTCAAGCTCAGTTTCCTTTGCCTTCTGACGTTCTTTCGCCTTCTTCTTGTATTCCTTAACCTGCTGAGAAACGTCAGAATGGAGATTGCCGTCCATGCGTTTCAAGCGATTTGTAACCTTGGTGACCAACTTGGCGTTTGCAGCTTCGTCTTCACCAAAATCTTCGAGTACGTCATCAAGTTCTTCATTGATGGTTTTCTCGCTAATTGTCAACTTGGTACTACCGAGTTCCTTGTTGACCAATGCTAAGAGTTCTTCTCTTGTCATGTTGTTTTTTGATTAAAAATGTTATCCTGAAGCGGTTCTTCCACCTCAAAAAATGTATAAATATACCTTTTATTTTGCAAATATATGAATAAATATGCAATTATACAAGAAAAATTGTATATTTTTGCAGCATTAAATGGATATTTATGCAGAAAGATGTATTTTCAGGATTAAAATTGGATAACGGAGAGCCTATTTACACTCAAGAGTATATCCAATCATTAAGAGACGCCGACAAGAAGCATCCCGACAAGCTGAAGATTATAGCTCAGCGTGGCGGTCAGGAACGAATGCTGTCTATTGATGCTGATATTAAGATAGTTGGAGGCTCGCGAGGTGGCTCTAAATCGTTCTCTTCCCTTATGGAAGTTCTGAAGGATATCAAAAATCCAGATTTTCATGCAACGATTCTTCGCAACGAAAAAGACGACTTACAGTCCTTAGTTACAGACTCTTATAAATTGTTCTCCCAATTTGGAACTTACAATAAGTCACAAAATGACATGACCTGGAACTTCGATAACGGAGGATGGCTCAAATTCTCGTACTATGCTGGAGCCTATCAGGACTTCAAGACACGATTCCAGGGTCGCCAGTATGCCTATGTCTGCATCGATGAGGGTACTCAGTGCCCATACAAGAAGTTCAAGTACCTCTTGACAAACAATCGAAACGCAGCGCATATCCGAAACCGCTTCTGGATCACCTGTAACCCTGATCCGGAATCTTGGGTACGAAAGTTTATCGACTGGTGGGTTGACGAGAACGGATACATCATACCGGAGCGAGACGGAGTTATCCGCTACTGCTTCATGGATGGAGATACACCGGACTCAATCTACTGGGGTGACACAAGGGAAGAGGTGTACGAGCAGTGCAAGGGTATCATCGATAGCCTCTGGAAGGACAGCTACGAGGAACTTGGATACACAAAGCTCGAAATGTTCATCAAGTCGGCAACATTCGTTCGCGCCGACGTATCAGAGAACATCAAGCTTATATCTACCGATGCTTCATATCTCGCCAACCTTGCCCAGCAGGATGAGGAACAGCGTATGCGAGACCTGGAAGCCAACTGGAACTGGAAAGCTGCCGGCGATGACATGATCAAGATGGAAGACCTTGAGGAAATATTCGACAATGCCGAACAGGAAGGAGACGGAAAGCGAAGAGCTTCTGCCGATGTTGCATTCACCGGCGGCGATAACTTCGTAATGTGGCTTTGGGAAGGATGGCACTGCAAAGACTTGGTTGTGTTGAGGCTGGACCCTAAGACGCTCGTTTCTGTAGTTGAGGCCAAGCTAAGAGAGTGGGGTGTGCAGGAATGCAACTTCACTTACGATATGCAGGGTATAGGTCAGTATTTCAAGGGATTCTTCAAGGATGCCATCCCATTCAACAACCAGGCAGCACCTATCCCTCAGAATCATCAAGAAGAAGCAGGTATCAAATACCTATACAAAGACTTGAAGTCTCAGTGTGCATGGCTATTCTACAAGATGATAAAGGAGAAGCAGATTTCCATCGACTCGTCCCTGCTCGAAAGAAAGTATTCTGGAAACGGATTCGATAAGGTCCCTCTCAGACAGATTCTTCAGAAGGAGCGAAAGATGCTTCGGCGCGACGAGAACAGCGACGATAGGGGATTCAAGCTATTGCCTAAGAAGATTGCCAAGAAGTATGTTGGGCACTCGCCTGACTTCTTTGAGTCTTGGTTCTACGTAATGATATTCAGTTTAACAAAAAAGAAACATAAAAAGGTAAAAGGATTATGGAGAATTTAAATTTTAGAGAAATACTCGTAAAGAAACCATTCTACGAGCTTAAGCCTGACGGATATATGAGTCACGGCACTTTCTCCGACAAGGTTGGTGACAGAAGCATGCAGAACATGCCTTACGACCCTTGTGTATGGAGAGTAAAAACCCAGTCCGACTTCCTTCGTGAGTACTTCACAAGCGGACACAGAATCTGGGACAAGAATGCGTATCCGGATATAATCAAGGAGAATCCTGATTGGGACCCGGAAGATCCTTCTACCGGCAATCATTATTACTTGCAGCCTATTACAAGATGTGCATTTGCTTTCCAACAGGTTATCGCAACAAAACACACCTTACACCTAACCGGAAACGACATTCAGTTCGAGCTCGCAGACAGCACAGATGAGCTTGAAGAGGAAGAGGAATCCCAGAAGAACCTCAATGTCTTCAAGAAGGGATGGCTTATGCACAATATGGAGATTGCGTTCTTTGAAGCGGTAAGCTCTTACATGATCGTTGCAGAAACCGCCGCAGTCGGCTATATCGACAAAGGAAAGTTCGGAGTTAAGGTTCTGTCATTCAAGAATGGAGACTATCTCTACCCGCATTACGATTCAATAACAGGAGAACTCTCTGTATTCGCCCGCAAGTATTACGACTTGGATGAAGACGGAAACGCTCAGATCGAGTGGGTTGAGGTCTGGGATGATACCTATTATTATAGGTTCAGAAATGATGTTGGTAAAAAGAGCGTAACTAAGAAGGCAGCGAACCTCATTAAGGGATTGTTCGGAATGAACGGATATGCTCTTGCCGAAAAGAAAGAACATCACTTCAATTCAATTCCGGTTGCATACATCAGAAATGATGAGGGACCATGCTGGTCCAATGTTCAGAAGAACATCGAAGATTACGAGGAGGCATTCTCGTATCTTTGCGAGAACAACAAGGCGTACGCTTTCCCTGTATTCTACGTAAAGGGTGATGGTGAGGAGATTACCATTTCGGGCGACGATATGACTGGAGCCGCCAAGGTTATCGCTATGAACAGCAAGGATAACGATGCTGGATTTCTCAATGGAACCGATGCATCAGATGCTTTTGCCACCCAGCTCAACAAGTCGTACGACCTCATCTATGAGCTGTCATTTACTGTAAAACCTCCAGAGCTGAAGTCAGGAGACCTCCCTGGTGTAGCCATCAAGCTTCTTTATTCTCCTGCATTAGAGGTAGCCATGAATGATTCTCAGAAGTTGCAGCCATTCCTTGATAAGCTGGTAGAAATTGCCAAGTTTGGAATCGGCCACGAAAACAATGCGACGGCTTCTATTGTTGGTCTCGATATCAATGCATGGATTGAGCCTTATACACATCAGAACAAGACGGAACTTCTTACAAATCTTGCAACTGCCGTTCAGAACGGATTCCTATCGAAGCAGACTGCATCGGAGCGTTGCCCTGACTTCCCAAAGAATGCCGAATGGGAGCGTATCTTGCGAGAAAAGAAGGAAGAGGATCAGCAGGACCTTCTCATGGATATTCAGCGTGCTGACAACGAAACCGAGAATGCTATCGAGCAGGAAAAAGCTACAGCTCAGATTAACGGAGGTGGCGGTAACGTTCGTACAGGTAATGGCAGAAAGGCAGGAAGACCTAGTGAGGGCAAGAATACCGATAAATGGGGCAATCAGCCAAACGAGAATAATTGGAAAAAGTTTAATAAAACCCATTAATAGCCTATGGATGAGTTAAAACGTTCGGTCGATTACAGCAGGAAACGCTTGCAGGCAATCCGAAACTGCGAGGACCATGTTGCTGATATCCTCTGGAAAACGACGCTGAAGGTAATTGCCGCAAGTAAGCGATACAGAGGCGCGGGCAGGCTCACAAACGAGTCAGCCCTGCTCTCTTACGCCAAGAATGTTACTGCTGAGGCAGAGGAGAGTATCAACAGCTACATCTCTGCTTATTCTAAGGCTTCATGCAAGATTCTCGGGATTGACAGCGAGAACATCGAATCGTTTCTCGTCAGCGACATCTACGGAAAGACGACATCTGAAAGAAACGCTGTCTATCTCGGAAACTTTGCGGAAGACATCGTGAGAATGATTAAGGCAGGAACTCTGATGGGATATTCAGAACAGCAGCTCCTGTCTTCCATCCGCACAGGCTACAAGGACCCATATCACGCATCAGTCATCACCAAAGCGAAGAGAAAGGATATTAACATCGATGTTCCTTCTTATGGAAAAGGTTACTACAAGAACGCCTATCAGAATATCGTAAGAAACGCTTCTCAAGTGATTGCTTTAGCGTGGGGACAGGCAGAGCAGGAGTATGGGCAGGAGAATAAGGCTATCGGATTCTATGTCAAGAGAGGAAGCGACTTCCCGTGCTTGATTTGTCAAAACGAAGCCGATGCCGGACTCCATTCTTTCAAAGATCCATACCCTCCATTCCACGTTTCATGTTGTTGCTACACAGTATTTGCATTTAAGGATAATAAAAAGAAATAAGATTATGATTGAAGAAACAAAAGGATACACGTTATCCGTCGATACATACAAGAAAGCGAAGGCACTCAAGATGAAAGACCCTCGCTATTACATCTACGCCAGCCTCCGTGGTTCAGGTATGTCTGTTCGTGACAGCTGGGCCATCGCATTTCAGGGAGAAGGAATAGGTGTGTGGGAGAAATCCTTCCTCGAAAACGAGATGAACTTGCTTGAAGCCCAAGAGTCCGTTCAGAAGAGAATCGCAGAGGTGCAGGGCAAGAAAGTGAAGAATGAGAATAGCGACGAACTCACCCAGGAGGAGCTTATTAAGGCTACCTCAAAGGAAGAGATTCTTAGAAACCTCGTTATCGCTCAGCGAAAGCAGAAATTTGGCTCTCCAGAGTGGCAAAAGACGACAGCCATGATAGCAGACTATTCTAAGATTAAGCAGGACGAGATTGATACGGAAAACAATGTGGTCCATTACTACATTCCTCTGTCGATGCCACGATGCTGCGAGGACTGCATTATCTTTAAAAATGGCCAGGCGACATTCCAAAAGAAGAAGAAATAGTTAAATTCGTGTTAAAGTAACTTTGTTTTACTAGGATTTCAGCAAAACAGATTACCTTTGCAAACAGTCTTATGTTTACAGATTCTTTCTGTGAATCATAATTCGAAATTTTGGTTAATAAGAGGGGCAGTGTCTTCACAGATGCTGCCCCTCGCTTTTATATATAAGTTAGAAGAAAAAATGTAAATTCAATCAGGGATACTTCTCTCCGGTGATGAGTTCAAGCGCAATTCGCACCTGATCTTCAAGCATATCGTCATTAAACGTAGGAAGAACTCCGTATGATGGCAGTTTCTTCGTCTCTGCGGCCTCCAAAATAAACTGGAGTGCCTGTACTAGGGAAGTATGGTCTTGAACGACCTCAAGCAATTTATCGCTCATCCTTGCCTCCTTCCTTCTTAATCTGCTCTGCCATCTCAAGAATAGTCTCGGCGTGCTTATCGCGGTCGATGACTTCCTGTACGGCATCATCGCTCTCCTTGCGAAGCTGCTCTTCTGTCTTACCCTCGTCGGCAGCAGCATTCAGTCTCGCAGCCTCACGAGCAAGGTATTCGTCACGGAGCTTCAGCTTACCTGCCGTGTATTCTGCATCGCCAGGCAACGATGTATCCGCATACATAAGCTGGGCAAATGCCTCGATGATGTTTCCATTATCCTTGGAGAACTCGTAATGGTCTCCTACAGCCACAGGAACACATTCATCGAGCGCAGCGTACATTGATGTACCGATAGAGTACTCGATTCCCCATGTGCCGGCAATGTTCGCAATCTTGATGAAAGGCAGCGAGCCTCTCTGTAAATGCTTCTTGATCTCAGCAGGGATATCCTCTCTGAGTGAAGCAACTTCTTTCTTAGACAAGCTCTTACTGAACTTCAGTACAGTGAAGTGTCTTGTCTTGATAGTCTTTCCAAATGGTAATGCCATGATAACAATATTTTAAAGTTCAACTTTTATTTCCTTATACTCGAAATCTGTGCAAGAAGGATTCTCTTCTGAAGCAAACTTCTTCTCGGTAGGGTGGCAACACTTGCCTTCCTTAAAGAAGAAACAATCCTTGCACGTATATACCAGCGGAATAATGTCTCCGCAAGCATCATCGTCAGGGTTTACGTATGTATATGAGTTTTTACCCATGCAATATGGGAACCAAAATCTTCATCATTCATCAATACGCAATCCTTACAAGTATATTCAGTCTGTTCCATGCTCCTTACGTTTTTGATATTCCATCAATGTCAAAATACAATAGTTAGCGCAGTCAAGAAGAGCATCTTCCAATGGCTCATTAGCAACTTGCGCTTCATTGTCCTTCAACGTCTTGATACGATTCACTTTCTCTCGTATCTTTCCGTAGCCGTAGTTGATACCAAGCTCATCATACATTTCGGAAAAAGCATTCCCATAATCACGATTTTTCTTGATGTATGTATCATGCAAAGTTATTGAGAATATTTCCATGCATTTCAATGTCGGAATTTATATCTATTTTATGATTATCGGCAACTGGTGCTACTATATCGAACTTTGTACCAAACATCATAATATCTTTCTCGCGAAAATGAGCGAAATACTTGTAATCTGTGCTAACAGATGTACATATATAAACATCAGCATCCTTTCTCTCGGCATTGAACAGAATAGGGGTGTTGCCGTCCTGAATACCTATCGGGTCAAAATTGCATTTTAAGCAATCATTTCGTGTGATGTAAAATCGCAGCCCAACCTTAATATCTTCTTTCTTAATCATAATCTTTATTTTTAATTATGTCTATAATATCCTGCTCTTTAATTTTTAGAAAGTTGAAGAAATTGATTTTCTTGACACTTCTTACGCGGTGAAATTTGCTCAAATCAGCTCCGTAACAGTCTATTGATAGAGTTACTACTTGATCTACGTAGTTTTCGTCTGGAGCTTTGAATGATGCCAAGAACCGCGTGTTCTCAACGTTGATTTCTTCAACCATTCCGCAAACCATACCATCATATTGAAAGACCTTATTTGCGAATTTTCTCTTTTCCTGGCCTTTGAGGTTTTTGATAAAATATGATGCGGGTGCGATAAACAAATTTCCTTTATAACATTTCATAAGCTATTTATTTTTGTAAAATTCTATTATTGTATACACAAGAACCGCAATATATACGGCAAGTAACACATATAGAGGGATAACCGTTCCACCTCCGTAATGAGGTTTCGGTTGTGCTATTGGAACGTATGGGATGTATGTAATCATACGCTATTCTCCTTTTGTATGCACGTAGCCACAGATGCCGACGTACATGATGTATTTTAAGTATTTAAACATTTTTCCAAAAATCTACTATATGGAGGAAAATTCTCCGCAAACAACAAATCCAAACCAAGAATGTCCTTATGGTTTTTCTTCACTTCTTCTTTGCTAATTAGTTTCATCATTCTCAATCTCAATAAAATCTACAATACCCAAACGAGCCTTGTTGATGCAAGACGCAATCCAACCTATCAAGTAAGCAGAAGGCTCGCCGCCGTGTTCCATACCAATATCATTCTCGATGTTATCGCAAGCATGAGAAGCTTCATGGCAACAAACCCTCATCTTCATAGAATCCTTGCTTGCAAAATTAATAAATGAACAAAGCTTCTTATTCGCCTTTTCTCTAACTATATCGTAGGTTATTGCGTCATAATTAGAGAAATCAACCTTCAAAACCTCACCTTTTCTACCTTCAAAACACTTATTGGCGTCTTCTTGGCTCATGCCAATAGCGACACATAACAATCTCGGATAGATAACAGGGTCGTATTCATAATATCCTTTCTTCTTCATATTCTCAACTATTTCTGTTTTGATACAATCTCGATGGCAGACAATAATGTCTTCTCGCTGATACCTTTTCCACTACCAACACCATCTTTCTCTATTCTTTCAAGAGATTTCTCAATAGAGCAAAAATCATCCTGAGAATTACTCATAAAACCATCAAGTTCTTCACTTACACTACTGATACAATCGTTGGTTTTTTTAACAATAGCTTCAAGACGACCGAAACACTTGTCGATATAATCCTTCAACCTTTCTTCATGCTCTATGATAGTTGCAGAGTTTGAGATTTTCCCATCCCCCCAGTAATTATCTACGCGTGCGTAATAATCACCTTTTTCATCGCTGTGTTTTTTGCCAGATACGACTCTTAACGCAACGAAATTTTCTCCATCCATTACCGCATACACTCCTTCTCCAAATGGATATAGTTCGACTTTTTCTGCATCCTCCCTAGTTTCGTTTTCTTTGTATGCGACCTTTCCTAAAACGCTAACTCTAATTTCCATATCTCAACTATTTATTATGTAATCTACCAATATGCCACTTTGAACAAACCTTGCATAAGTAAGGATGCCAACCAAGTGCCTTTAATTTCGGATTTTGATTCAGAAACTCCCAAGCATCATCCTCAGTCTCGTATGCAACCTTCGCCTTCCAGGAATGAACCTTCTTAGTCCAATGCTCAGGGTCCGGCTTAAACGGAGGTACTTTATTAGGATTGTGATGTCTTCTCATAGGCACTTGAATGAAACACTGTTCAACGTTCTGTTCACCGCGACCTCCCTCTCGTTACACATGGTCCTCATGCACTCCAGGGCATCCTCGCGAACAGCAGTCATAATCTCGCTCATCGAAGCAGTGGCCGGAACAATATTCCCGTCAGCCTTCTTCTTCGTGATACAGGAGATAATCTCCTTGATATATTCCTTGTCTATCATAGAAATCTGTTTTATAACCGTTAATCATCAGGCTGAATGAAGCTCTCCGGCTGCTTGATATCCTCCTCACCACGCAATTTATTCTTCACGTCATTTATGAGAACTTCCTGCTTCAGGTCAATCATCTGCGCGCCGTACACCTGATACGTCATTCCGTCCTGAGACCTCTTCTTGAAGAAGCCGTACTTGTCGCTCATATCACGCCCGAACTTCTGAATCGTAGGGATATCCTTCTCCTCGACATCGTTGGCCTTGCAGAACTCGACGAACCTCTCGTACATCTCCTTGGCAAGCATGCACTCCGAAATCTCGCCCCTCGCCTCCCGACTGCACCTCATATCATACGCCCTTATCCAGGCATATATAGGATTACTTCCTAGAAGAGAGATGAGCAGCTGCCTTCTGCTGCCCTCCGCTGCCGGGAACCTGTACTTCCTGCTCCTCAGCTCCATCGCGCCACGGAATATCCAGTTGAACACTCCGCTCAGCTCCTCACGGATGATCTTGTTCGCCAGCTCCGGGTCCTGCCTCTCCTTTGGAACGGTCACGTCGAAGCTCACGTACTGCAAGCGCCTGATGAATCCGAGCGAAGCATCGTCTGGGAACGGAAGTTCATTGAGGTTGAAGATGAGGTAGGGGATTGAGTTTCCCTCCAGGATATCCCTTCCGAGCTTTCTCATCGGGACGGGCTCACCGCTCACGAGCCTCTTGAACATTCCGGTATTTTTCCTTCCGAACTTCTTCGGGTCGGAATCGGAAGACCAGTTGAAGATGGCGTTCCTGATGGGATACCTTCCCCTCATTCCCTCGTCACCGTCGGCAGTGAGGTCGGCGTAGTCCATCTTGCTTATCCTGTCCTTGCCGAATATGTTGCAGGCAACGTCAAAAATGACACTTTTTCCGTTGGCTCCCGTACCTATAAGGAGAAGACAGAGCTCAATCTTCGATGATTCCTTCCCCTCATACGGATTGTATGCAGTACCTCTCTGTATGAGACCGAGGCCGAGGAACATCTGGAGGATCATCCTCGACGTCCTGTCCGGAAGGACCTCCTTGATGAAGTTCATCCACCTGTCACACTTCGCCTTCGGATTGTAGTCGTATGGGTGGTAGTATGTGACATGGTACTCGGGAGAGAACGGCATCACGTTCGGATACTTCAGACCGCTGCCGAAGTCAACCACTCCGTTGGCGAATGCAACGATGTCGAAGGTAGGTCTCAGTATGTTGTAGCACTCTATCACCTCCATGAACGACTTGTTCATCACCGTACTTATGCCTAGCATCGGAGCCATGGCCAGGTCGAGGAGCAACAGCTGGTAAGCCTGCTCAAGGACTATCTTCGGAACAACTTCGTATATCTTGCCGTTGAACATGTAGTACGAACCACCATAGTACTTCACGGGAGCCTTCTTCGCCAGACGTCTCATTGACCTGATGAAATTAGACTTCAGCTTGTTGTACTTCTCAGAGTTCGTCTTGCCCCAGTCCTGACAACGGAGCTCTTCGAAGCCGTACTCGTCATGTCTCGAAAGGTCAAGCAGCTGAGCGTGCAATGTGTCTATAGCAATACCATTTTCCATTTATGTACAATAATAATATTAATTTTCCGTTATTGTGTAGGATTACCCCCGATAAACAGGGACTTTCTGACGGATAACACGTGTCAGCTCGTCCTTACAACATGTCGACTATAAAATATCGACAATACAAAGATAAGGAAAATATCCTGAATATACGCTAAAACACTAGTATATAAAGGGTATAAATATACATTTTGGATATACATGAAATGAATATTAGATATACATTTATGGTTTTGCTCACCAATATAAAAGTTGATGTTGTCAAATGTTAAAAATAGGTAGATGAATGAATATGCATAAATATGTTTTCGGTAGCAAAAGTAATTAAACCTTACAAGTAGGTTGAAAAATCGGAAGAAAAAATTTTTAGATGAGGTGACTACCGCGCTGATTTATAGCTATAAAAGGGGTGGTGGGGTCTATAATAAAAATATTGTACAAATTATGTTGGTTTACACTATATAAACCATCGTGGAACACTATTTTGTACACTTTTTAACATTGTTGGTTTATATTATAAACTAATTTTTGTAACCACTTAAATATCAACCACTTATAATGTATTTTAATTCGTTCTTTTTGTATAAATATACGTCGTGAAACATTTCTGTTTGATGTAGTGTACCTAAGTAAAAGAATATTACACGATTTTCTAACTGGTTAAATGTTAAAACGTTAACATTTACTGTCTATTTAATTGCGTATATGTAGTTATATAGGTCATTTTCTTTATTTAGGCGCAAAGTGTTAAAACTCATAAGGTGCTATATATCAGATTGTTACGTATCTTTCGTATATTAATATTTAACATAAAATATTTGGTTATGTCGAAAAAAAGTAGTATCTTTGCAGTAGAAATAAAGAGATAGAAAGACTATCTTATAAGAACCATTTAAACAGATAAGTATATGAAAGAGGATTTGACCGTAAAAGGCGCTCAAGGTTACGAGCACGTAAGCACAAAGGTAGCTAGTTATGTAACCGAGTGCAAAAGTAGTGCTACACTCTCACAGTGTTTAGAGGTGCTTAATAGTTACCGCAAAAAGCTATTAAGCGAGTGCACCAACAGTGAAGTAGTAGAGGCTAAAAAAGCTCTCGACAATGCACGTGCTAACTACAATAAGTTAGCGACAAAGTATGTGCTTTCAGACTCAGACTACTGCAATCTACAAACAGAAGTAGTAAGAAGTGCAGTTTCTGAGTATTCAAAAAAGCATAAGTTACCTAATTTCTTTGCTTGGTTTGACAACAACAACAAAGACGTGCAGACCACAATCATCGATAGTTTACAGCGTTTGGGTAGTAAATTATGTGCTTTACATCAAGCATTTGCAAGCGGGAACAAGGTAGCAAAGAAGAAATCTGAGACTATCTCAGATTTGCAGAAGCAAATAGCAGATTTGCAAGCTAAACTTGCAGCTGCACAGAAGTAAAACTATTGGATAGGTAGCTAATAACTACCTATCTTTTCCCCTACATTTTCCCCACTGACTAGCTAGTAGTTAGCCAGTGGGAAATTTACACCGTACAAATTCCGTGCGGTGCGGGTCGTCGTACCCTTATTTTTCCTATCACGTTTAAGCGTACATTTGCGGGGCGGTGCTGCATAAGGGAACAAAACAGAGATTTTGGTATTATTCCAGAGAGAGAGAATTTATTCTCCCTCAGGGGATTTATTATCAAAATTTCAGAGAGCTATCCGGCAAACGAATCTGTAGTGATACAGAAAGGCGGGCGAGAAATCCCGTCGTGGGTAGCGAGAGAGCACAGAGCCACCACGATACCGAATGAGATGAGGCACGTGGAAAGAGCAAGAGCCGTAGCTGTGCAGTTATCGAGCGAGATGACGGACGGATAAATCATAATTCATATTCTATCCCGTTGGCTGCGGGTTAAGGGATACGAGATTATCCTAAAGCTACGTGTTGGATGGCACGTGTAGTGGTTCACGGTGGCGGTAATCTGTCACATCATACGCGCCCAGAGCTTTTAAGAATCGGCTGGCGTGTATAAAAGATTCTACCGAAAGAGGTTGTGGAATCCTCGGTTACTTCGGGTATGCGGTTTAAAAAATCCTCATGAGAGTACTATGTGAATATGAAATCGAAAGGGAGTTTATCTGCTTATCGCACGTTGAGAGAAAAGAAGACAATAAAATAACAGTGAGTGTTGGTATTGTAGGTAGATTTCCTGGCTAAATAAAATCGGGGCGGGGAGAAACTCCGCTCTACAATTATGAACCATTTAAAAATTAGAATTATGAAAAAGATATTCACGTATTATCAGACAAACAAGGTTAACATTCTTGGTGGTTACATGACATACGCCACATTATCAGAGGCTTTTGATGCTCTTAATCCTGAGCGTGGCGTGAACACTATCACCGCCGTTACTATGGTAAACGCGGAGTGGTGGAACGGCAAACGCACCGGTTATTTGTGTGAGGTTTTGTCTAAGGGTGTAATTTACAGAGCCTAAAATCTCCCTACGCTTGTAGGGAACTACAAACCATTTAAACATTTTATAATTATGAGTACGCTACATTTAGATTGCAGAAGTCAGGGAATGATGGAGAGTATCATTGCTGACAGACAGGAGAGATATTCTCACGTAGAGTTTATCTCATGGAACAACAACACGCTTGTGTTAGCTTATATTCCGTGATGCCAAAAATCCGTAACCAGTACGATAATTGTCGTGTGTGGCTACGGAACAATTACCAATATTTTAGAATTATGAAAGCAAGACAGATTATTTATTCAAGTACGATAATTGTGCTTGGATTTATTCAGAGTGTTCCTGCTCTGTTGTGTTTAGCAAGTACGAATATTACCGTAATTCTGCTTGGAATATTTTGGGGAATTGTGCTTGGAATATTCTGGAGAAGTACGATAATTGGCAGGTGGTTCTTCAGGGAGCTGTGGAGATCTACGCTCCGCTTGGAGAATTTCATACTGCCTGGAGTTTAAGAAATTTGGAAAGTACGATAATTGTGCTTGGAAACATTCAGCCTAAAAACTGCCCGATAGATTTGGGCAGTACGATAATATAACCAGTTAAACAAAAGAATTATGGAAAAGTATATCGTAAGAAAGGGCGTACTATCTGCTGCGCTTGTATTAGTTACAAGTTTCGTGTGTGGTTTCATTGCCATCGTAGGATTTGTGCTTGGAGATTTTCAGGCAGTGTTATATTCTGCGGTTCTTGAAATGTGCGGTCTGTTTATCATCAGTGTGATGATAGATGCCATCCATCAGCAGATAGAGGATATCTATGACTAGCCAAAACTACCGCTTGGAGATATTCGGGCGGTATCTATTATTAACCAATTAAATTACAGAATTATGAAACAGAAAATTTTTGTGGCATTATTTGCCGTAGTGTGCTTTGCGTTGTTTGTAGTATCAATTACTCTGTATAATTGTCACAGAGCGAACGTGATGCTGAGAAAGACAGTTATCAGCCAGGCGAATGAGATTTCAGAGCTTAACGGCAGTTACACAGCAGAGGGAGTTGCAACGTTCGTAGGTCTCAGAAAGTAGCCAAAACAGAGAGGAGTTTCCGCTCCTCTCTTCTATTAACCAAATTATTAGAGAAATATGGATAGAATATTAAAGCAAGATTTGAGCAAGAATGAGGTTATAGACCTCTTGCGTGGAATGGCCGCACAGGAAGTTGAGGGAAATTTTTCTGTACGTCGTGTCCTGATCAATACACAGGCGTGTGACGTATTCGGTGGAGAACCTGAGGGCTCTTATCCTCTCATCCCCGGTACGTACATGGCATTGTATTACAAGAGTATTTCCGGAGACCCGTATCCGCTCTTTGAGAGAATATGTGAAAACATAATAAATGACGAGAACAAGAGCCAGACTCTCCTGAATGGCGATGGCATTATTCTGATTTTCCTGCTCAACAAGTATGACTAGCCAAAAATGTGCTCAGGCATTTTCCTGGGCATACTATGTAAAACCATTAAACAAATTGGATTATGTTAGACAAAAAATCACAGAAGAATTTTGAGCGTGCGCTTATGCATGAGATGGAGAAGATCAAGATTGCTGCACGCCAGTGGCACAACAACAATACTAAGGGCTACAGAGATTTCCGTAGCAAGGAGGCTATCTCCAAGAGTTTCTCTGAGATTGCAGTATTGTGCATGAGCTGAAATGTGCGTGGCGATTGTCACGCATACAATTATTCACCAAAAATTTATAGATTATGATAGATGAAGAATACAAGGAGAATGTAGAGTACATAAACTCTGTCATCCTGCCACAATTGCAGGAGACTCAGAGAGAAGTATTGAAAAATCCATCAAGGCTCACTCTTGACATCAGCGTGAGAAACGACAACGGCGAAGGGTATATCAGTTCTTTTGCCTGTGTCAGAAATAGCATGGGAGGAGAAATAACGGATACCTGTTATCCACGTTTCATCTGCGCAGACAGCAAAGAGGAGATGGACGAGCTCTTCAACGAGCTTAAAGAGTTCATCAAGAAGTACTCAGCCTGAAAATTGAGGGAGTTTTATCTCCCTCTCCTACAAACCAAAAAATGTAGAATTATGAGTAAATGGGTACTGTTTTATCACAAGATTAACAAGTTTGACCTTGTGAGTAAGAGATTTACAGAGGATTTCAGTATCGTTGAAATGGTGGGCATGGATTCTGTCATGCCTATTGACGGCAGATTGAGTCTGTCATCCATACGAGCTGAGATACAGAAGAAAATCGAGAGCATGAAGAAAATCGAGAGTTTCGACCCTTGTGCGTTCTCCATCCTTACCGGTCCTACGATTCTGTGTGCTTCAGAAAGCCCGGTGTACAATCTCTAGCCAGAACTGGGCAGTACGATAATTGTGCTGCCTGCTATTAACCAAAACAGAATATATTATGACAGCAGAAGAAAAGACTCAGCTAGAGAAACTTGTAGAAAAGTATTTGAAAGAAGATGCGTACAAGCCACGAGGATGGGGAGAGAGAGCCGCAAGGAAGTTTCTCAGCGCATTAAATGGCGAGTGGCTTCTTACGTACAGCTTTAGACCAGACCCGGCGTAGTTATTTGCTACGCCTCCTATTATTAACCAATCAAATTAGAATTATGACAGACGGAGACAGAAGGTTCCTTGCCAGGCTCGTAGCGAGCCACAAGGCAGTTATCAGTGAGGAGTGTGCGAAAAAGAGACTCGATAAAAGTGAGTATTTTAGACGTACGGCACGAGTAGACAGAAAAGCTCATGAGATTGAACAATCGTGCATGCGTCCTCGCAAATTCTAGCCAACATTCTGTGCGGTCTATCTGCACAGAAACCATGTTTAACCATTTAAATTAGTAGAATTATGGAACGATATTCATGTAAGCAGCTGAAATCACTTGTAGCAAGCGGTGTGGCAAAGGATGTAACCTACGCAGACGAAAGAAGTGAGATTCCTGAGAGTTATACTCAGATCGGGTATGCAGCAGGAATCTACGGTTGCAATGGAATGTTATTGAAGGGCGAGAGCGGACAGCTATACGCCGTGACAGGTAGAACTTCTGCCATCTACATTTTTTAGTCAAAATTACAGGCAAGCGTATGGTTCGCTTGTCTGTTTCTATTATCAACCAAAATACAGAAATATGAATATACAGAAAGTATGGGATGCGTTTATCAAGGAAAATGATAATCCATCATTCGTAAAGATGGCATATGCCGTAGTAGAGCAGCTTGGCGGTGTTAATGAAGACACACTGCTTAATACGCTCGATAAGGTCAGAAATGCCAATGAGGGGTACACTGGATTCTGTTATCCTTATCAGACAAGCAAGTTCTGGAACGAGAACAAGAGTGCTATCATGGAGAATATGCACGAGCTTTCCGATGATTTGGGAGAAGACCTTATCACGATGATTAAGGGCTTCGGGAATTTCAAGGACGACAAATCTGTTACCTATGATGCTATCGGCAAGGCGCTGTATGCTCCTTTTAACGAGGGCGAGAGTAGAAATATCTACGACACATTTGCCAAGTATGTACTGGAAGAGGTTGCGAATCGATTCCAGGACTGGTGGTACGAGCAGGACGAAAGTGAGTTCGATTAGCCAACCAATCCTCACTCTCACGGGTGGGGATTTCTATTAACCAAAAAGATTGAAATATGAAGAAAATTGAGATTACGATAGCTGGCATGGGCGAGAAATGCCCATACCCGAAGTTCAGCAAATTACTGGCAAAAGGCTACATAATGTGCCACCGCTGCAAGTATTGTGCTGAAATTATCAGTGAGACAGAAATAATGTGTAACTATAATTAATCTATAATTATGAGTGAATTAGAGAAAATCCTGAATGACGATTTACTGAAGTGCGAAATCGTTGAGTCAGTAGAGAATCCTGTTAGGCGTGTGGACCTCATCAAGTGGACGCACGACAATACATTCTCTGTAGCTGAGGTGAATAAGGATACCGGCAAACTAGAGGTTACAGATATTCCTGGGACAGATGAGCTTGAAGCATACAAGCATTTCTACAGAAAATGTGGCGATATCGCCATAATTAGCTAAAACTCCCCACGATAATGTGGGGAACAATTATGAACCATTAAACAGATGAATTATGGAAAAGAATATTGTAGAAGTTGTTATGAACAACAAGGGTGAAGTTATCGAGAAAGTAGCCGATTATATCGGTGTAAAAAGCTTTGCCGCGGTAATCGAGAGTCTCTATCGTGAATGTCTGGAGAAATTCGACGAAGCAGAAGAAATGGAGGAATATATTGCCGATTTGTACGGGAAGAATATCCAGTCTCTTGCGTGGGAGTTTACTCACAAGGCAAACAAGGAAATGAAGAAATATCTCCACCTTGACGATCAGCACATGGATGGCAATTTCGCTAATCTGTACGAGGACTACCCTAAGCACAGAACAGGTGTGTGGTGGGCATCAGACTACGATGGTGATGATTACTACGATTTGTATCCTGCTATGGTAGCCAGACTTGATGCCGCAGAAGACAGCGAGCAGGCGAACAAGGACAGAGCGTACCTCGAAGAATGGTATTTCAAAGCATTCGGTACGTACAACATCAAGTACAATTTCTCGAACGAGCTTGAAGAGATTCACTCTATGATGGAGGAAGCTTACGAGGAAGCCTAATAATATCCCCTAGCATGGGGATATTCAATGTTAAACCATTTAAATGATATTAGATATGAGTTACGAATTTGCAAAGAAGGAAATCGGTGATTACAGAATCACCATTTACCAGGATGAGGATGCCGACTGCCCTTGCACTGCATGGGATTTGGTTGGAGTTTACTTCTGGGACTATTTCGACAACGGATACAACAGAGGACTTTCTCGTGGTTGTAGCAGCGAAGTTGATGCTAAAAATGCAGAGGATGCATTGAAGGATCTAGTTTGTAACTACGTGTCACAAAAGAAGATTATTGATTATATCAATAGTGAAAACGTCGACAATAACCGTATGCGCTATGACAAGAGTGACCGCATGTGGTATCTTGAAAGTCTGTACGAGGGTGAGTGGTACTACCACGAAGAGTTCTGTCCGAGCGACTTGAAGAGATTCGACTATAGAGAGGAACTTTGCGATATCCTCGAAGAGGACGATTTCACGTATCTTCTGCATGACTGCAAGAATATTGCATTCTACGAGTGGTCCTCTACGGGCTACTGCCAGGGAGATTATGTTAGTGGATATGCCTACTGCGACAAGAAGCGCTTCTCCAAGTATTGTGACACGAACACAAAGAACTGGAGAAAGCGAGCCTTGGACTTATTTGAGGATGAGACTAAGTGCATAGGTCTTTGGATGTGGGGCGATGTCAAGGGATTCGTCTTGGAAAAGAAAGTCCACTACAAGAAAGTCTTCACGGAAATCGGTAGAGAGCCGGAGGACGACTATGAGTGGGAGCAGATTGATTCCCGCTGGGGAGAGTACTACGAGGACTCTGACGAGCTGATTAAAGACGCTCTCGAAGAGAAAGGAATCAAACTAAAAGAAACAGCCTAACAAGGGGAGCTTGCATGCTCCTCTTCTATTAACCAAATTACAAAGAATTATGAAAGCAAGACTTTATCACGACACAAGAAAGAAGTTCCGTGACTATATTGACGCCTGGAGTATATACTTTCCTTATCCTAAGTGGATGAGAAAGGAGAATCCTGGAGTGTACGGATGCTTTATCAGCTGTAAGCCGACAGAAAGCGGCATGATAAGGTGTATCGTTGACTATGATGAGTTTATTCCGGGTCTTTGCAGCAGACCTTATCTCGGCAAGAGGGTAGACGTGAAGACAACCCCAAAAGCATTTCAGAAGATTTTCCATCATCAGGAGAGGTTGTGGAACAACGCAATTACAAAGAATACAGATGAGGCGTGGGAAGCATGGAACAGAGCCTAAAATTGGTAGCCATTGGCTACCTACCATTAACTAAATAAATAGAATTATGAAAAAGGGTATAACAATTTCAGAGAGGGGTAACAAAGTTATCTACAGACTGGGCAGGCGTATTGTGTGCTACCGAGTGGGCTACAGGGTTTATTTCGGAAAGCCCTCTGACGCTACACATGATACGTTTGATGCCTTGTCCGAGAATATTGCACACGAGAGATGCATTGAGATTTGTGAGCGCAGAATATCGGCAGAGACGAAATACAGCAATCCTGTCGCATACAACGCTCACAGAGTGCTGAATGCATTAGCCTAAAGATAGCCTCCGGGCTATCACTATAACCAATTAAACAAAGAGAATTATGACACAAGTTAATTTAGGAACTCGCACGGCAAATTTACGTGCAGCTTATAGCGATTTGAAAGATGGATATACCATTATCGTTGGGAAACTAAAGATGTGGATATACACTTGTAAAAGATGCGGTCCGTCGTATGGCAAGGATTATATAGCCTGCGATCATTATGGTGGGCAGTGGGCAATAGGAGTAAATTTCAAGGATTTTACAGACCAAATGCGTAAATTTGGCGAAGGAAAACTTGCTTACAACAAAGAGTGGTAGCCTAAAAACGGAGGGAGCAATCCCCCTCTGACATTATTAACCAATAAATTATTAAGAATTATGGAGAAAAAAGAAATGTGGAAAGTACTTGGACGTGACGATTACGCACACAAGTCTCAAGAACTGAAAAAAAAGTGCGAGGAACTGGCGAAAGCTATATGCGATAAGCTCATTGAGCTTGACATGACAGAAATCTTCATCCCTCGCTGTGGTATTACCTTCAGCGTTATTACCGTGCAAATAAGTTGTGTTAAATGCAATCTTCTTGCGCGAAAGAGTGGCACAATTTACTATTTGTTGCAAGAGTTTGGTATATGCGACATACATGCTGGTGACCTTAATGTGAAGGTTGGTCGCGTAGTAGATGCACTTAGTTTTGTTACTCACTTGGACGAGATATTACAAGAAATATCGAAGATTGAGGACAAAAAAGTCGCAGACATCGAAGCTGCTCTCAAGAGACTCTAACATCTATCATCCGTGAGCGACACAGGCGCACATCGGGTTCGAGACCCGACACGGAACAATATTAACCAAAATTACAAGAATTATGAAGAGATATTATGTATCAGTCACAGAGACTTTAAACAAGATTGTCAGCGTCGATGCCAAGAGTGAGAAAGATGCGCTTGAACAAGTACAAACAGCCTACAATGATTCTGTCATCGTTCTCGATTCCAGCAATTTTGTAAACGAAGAAATAGAGCTTGACTCTAATCAGGAGTTATATGCTGACAACGAAAAAGAGCAGGGAGGAGATGTTTATCAGCACATCGACTAGCCAAACGGGGAGAGCAATCTCCCTACCAATAACCAAAACATTATAGATATGAAGAAAATCGAGGTAGGAATGAGAGTGTACTGTGACATACATTCTCAGTCAAAGGAGCACACCGTGACTCACGTTTCAGAGAAAAGAGGATTCGCGGGAATTGATAACGAGTTCTGGTGGCCTATAGACCAGTGTTTCCCTTGCGATGAAGTAACATTGCCTAAAAAGCGCAGCTAAGGACTGCGCACAATAACCAAAACAAGAAGAATTATGAATGAAGACAGAATCCTAGAGATGTTCTTTGAGAAAGCCAGATGGCAGTATGCCATTGAGAAAGGCTTATTCAAGGACATGAACAAAGCAGTAATGTATCGGCTTACAACGCCAGAGGCTCGTCTGGCTATGTATCAGAGGATCAAGAGCGGTAATTACAAGATAATGCCGCCACACACAGCAAAGATTCCGAAAGACAACGGAGATTTCCGTACGGTCTACGTGAATGAAAATGTGGACAGAATCCTACTGAGCATCGCCAACGACCTCTTGTTTGAGCTGATGCCAGAGATGGTGCATCCACGCTGCACGTCGTACCAGAAAGGTATCGGCTGCGGTCGTGTGGTGCAAGATGTGTCTCGGATAATATACTCAGCAGAGGGAAAAATCATCGGGTGGAAAGGTGACTTCTCCAAGTACTTTGATTCTGTGCCTATTCGGTTCATCGACTGGGCATTCGACAAGGTAGAGGAGAAGTACGGAAAATCTGCGCTGATAGATGTCATTCGTGACTACTATCACACAGACATCTATTTCGATGAGGACAACAACCTCTGTGAGAAGTATCAGTCCCTCAAGCAGGGATGTTCTGTTGCTGCATGGCTGGCTGATGTCATTCTCTATCATCTTGACGACAAGCTATCTAAGCTTAACGGATATTACGTCCGCTATTCAGATGATACGCTGTTTGTCGGTGAAGACTATGAGAAAGCCATGGATATCATGAAGAGCGAGCTGGAGATGATGCAGATGACGCTCAACCCGAAGAAGGTTGAGTATCTTGACGCTAATCATTGGTTCAAGTTCCTCGGATATTCCATCAAGGGTCACAATATCTCTCTGTCGTCCACACGTATCAAGACCTTCCAGAAGGAGATTGAGAAGAGGACGATAAAGAAACGTGATACTACGATGACGAAAGCCATCAATGCCGTAAACAGGTATCTCTACAAGGGGTACTGCGATTATTCCTGGGCTACTCAGGTTCTTCCGGTCATAAACGTGAAAGAGGATATCGACAAGCTCAACGCCTTCGTCATGGACTGCATCCGTGCGGTCAAGACAGGCAAGAGAAAGGTCGGTGGTCTCGGATACGTGAAGACTCAGACTGTAGGTTGCATAGACCGAGGTCGTGGCAGGAACGTGAAAGCAAACAGAAGTAAGACAGAGAGCGAAATCAAGGGGTATCTATCAATCGGTTGCGCACAGAATTCCTTGCGAACGAGCAGGGCAGCGTACAACACATTGGTGAATACTCTGTAGATGTAGCTTCCAGCGCAGGAACTGTTGGAATGAAGATGTGGTTTAAACATCCGGTCTCGAAGATCGCGGACAGCATCTCATAATCTGAGATGGTCCAGCGATCCTCTCCACCAGGATATTATCAAGCTAATATAGCCATGCGCAGTATCTTCTGACCGACAGACTCTGTATCCGAGCACACGGACGTGGGAGAAGGACGGGCGAAGATTCAGGCGATGCCTCGTATAACATCATCTGAACATCCGACAATGCATGGATGTTCGTATGACGAACAAGGCGTAGCTCATCAACGAAGTACAGAAATGTGCCAGTCCGTATGACTTCCACCGGTGGCGCACACCACCAATCCCTGATGGATGGCAATGTTTAATACCACAGGTTCTCTTAACCAGAGTAGTTAATCCATGGAGTCCTGGATTAACTATTCTGGCGAATCCTGTGTCAAATCAGAATCATAAAGTTATTGTGCCGAGCCATCGGTCAGGGAATTACCCTAGCACGAGGGTAGTCTTCAGAGGGGAGATTATTTATGAGTGTCTGTTTCCATGCCGCCGGCCTCCCGGAACACTATCCGGTACTCCGGCGGCTTTCAACAGCCCTCGAATCAAGCTGTTATAGCTACGTGCCACGCTCTCAGATGAAGACAACGTTATTGCCAAACGAGGTACACGAGGAGGAATTCTTTATATCACGAGCTTTGTAACTCGCGGGGAGGCATCCTTAGAACAACGATGCTCCCCGCGATATCAGCTCCCTCAATCGCCAAGATAGAGGAAGGCAACAGACCTATGAGTGTACCTACAAACAACCATGTGAATTGCATCACGACTTATCAAGAGTATGAGGTTTAATATCCCGTGGATTGGATCAAGAGCATATATCCATGCAACATAATACATGAGATAAGTCATGCGCATTGCAGCGATGTCTGACAAGTTCTGAGTGTTCATCGAGCGTTTCATTGATTCTGAAGCCAAGGATGTGGAAGCATTCGCTTCCTGGAGGTTGGCTTCATAACAATGCCACGCCCTTAATCGAAAGCTTAAAGCAATGCAACGTATCAGGTTGAGTCAGACTAGGTTATTGCGAGCCGAATGGTGCGCAAGGAGAATAGATTGTACAATACGGTATCAATCATCCTGAAGATCCAGGTGGTTACCTGGATCTGTCAGGACTTAGATACAGTATTTATCAAGACCTTATAGTTACGCAACAGATTCTCTGAGCGCACTCCTATTAACCAATATTTTAGAATTATGAACAGTAAATTACTTAAGAAGCTTGAGGAAATCAAGAAAGAGTACTGGGAATCCGAAGTTTGCATGGGCGAGATGCTGGACTCTGTGAGCGCAGACGGATTCTCTATCGAGGAGGCTCACTGGTTGTATATGCGTGCAATGGAGTGGGCGAACGGAGATAAATTCTATATCCACATCGGAGAAGACGAAGATGTACTGAGTAAGGATGAACTCGAAGAAGCCAATTTGATAGTGCTACAATAAGCACTATCCCTATTAACCAATACAATAGAATT